ATGCTCACTCGGCAACAGATAGAGGGCTGGCAGACTTCTCACCTTGATCAGGCGGCGCTACAGCTGCACGCCATGGGGCGCCAGTCCGAAGACCTATTCGGCCAGCACGTAAGGAACCTCGCCGCACCAGGTGGATCTGACTGGCTGGGGCAAGCCCACGACGCCGCCCAAACTCGGGGGCTGGCCGACATGTCGATCGTGCGCCAGCAATCCGACGTGATGGAGCAGGCGGCGCGGATCGCCCAGCGCGGTGCAGCAGACGTTGCCGGCGCCAAAACCAACGTGCTGGAGGCCATCGCCGAAACCGAGGCCGACGGCTTCAAGGTGGGCTCGGACCTATCAGTTACAGATGGAAGGCCCCCTTCGGATGACAATCGTGAGCGGTCCAACCGTGAGAAGTTGGGCCGACAGCATGCCGAGTTCATTCGGTTCCGTGCCGCGCAGCTCGAGGAAGCCGACACTCAGGTCGGTCGCCAGCTCAAGGAGAAAGCCGGGGAGCTTGGCGGTATCAAGTTCGACGGCGGCACGGTGCGCATGCTCGACGACGGGCATGGAAAGCCGGGAGAACCGGCACCTACGAACCCGTCAGGTGCCCTTGGTCTGCCGGACTACCCGCATGGCACGCTGTCGAATGAGGAGACCCGGACCGTCTATACGCGCGGCGAGTTGAAGATGAAAGATCTTGACGCGCAGTGGGCCAGACAGGGTGTGCCGATAGAAGAGCGTGCGCGACGAATGTACGAGATGCGCAACTCCCTGAAGTCATGGACGCGCACTTTGATGAGCGATCGACAGGCTGCGGATCAACTCAACGCGACTGAGCGGAACCGCACATTCAACGAGTTGTTCCGAAACAATCAGGCCAAGGGCATGGCCGCGCAGCAGGCGTATCAAGAAATCATTGAGAGCTCGACCCGCAGTCGCGGCAGTGTCAACCAAGGTTTGGGTATCGACCCCGCCAAACCACCACCCCTACCTCCAGTGCGCGGAGGAGGTGGGATGCCCGCCACCGCGCCCGGATCCGTCCCTGCGCAGCAGCCTCCACCCGGTGGCGCGATGCCCGTGGCCCCGGGGTCTATTCCCACACAGGCTCACCTTGGGCCTAACGACACGGTCCATATCGACGGACCTCTTGGGACCGAACGGGAACAGTTTGGTGACGATCCAGGTGAACGTTGACGTGTATTGGAGGATGATTTAGTTATGGCACAAGAAGTCGAGCCTGGATACCCGCCGTTGCCGTGGGACGCAAAGGGGCTGCGCGGTCGACGTGCACGCATCATTGTCGAGTTCCCAAGTGATAGTGACGGCTGGGTGGCCTCGTTTCCCGAAGGCACACGTGAAGTCGTCATCGATGATGATGAACCCAACATCTACAACGATCTGCGCGTGTACGTGCCGGGATATGAGCCTGCAAACCCGCTCGATATGGAGAAGGTTAGGTACGACCAGCTTTCCCTTCTCGAATGACAGCGCCAGATGGCTACCAGCCAATCCCATACGATGCCAGGGGATTGCGTGGCCTGCCTGCCCGCATCGTTGGAGAACTCCCCCTCGAGTACGACCTACCCGAGGACATTAATGATGTCGTGATTGCCAACGACGAACCGAACATCTACTCCGAGCTCGCCGTCTATATCCCCGACCACCCCGATCGGCAGTCCGCGGTGCCGTACGACGCACTCGAGGTTCAGGGCTGGCACCAACCGGGCTAGAACGCAAAAAAGCCCCCGGCTCAACCATGCTGGGGGGAAGCACGGGGGCCGGGGGCGGCTGTGAAGTATGGGGTCCTTAGGGCCGTGGCCTAAGGAGTGGGCTAGCGCTTGAGTTTGTCTATTCGCTTGCCGATGGTGTCGAGTTCGTCGCGGTGGTCGCGGATGTCCCCGGCCAAATCGCCTACACGGTCCATCAGTCCGCCAACATCTTTGATCAGGCCGCCAATCTCTCTCCCCTGATGTTCTTGTCGTTGGGCGATCAGATTGATGCCGTTCAGTACGTCCGTGAGGTCGTCGCGCAGGTTGGTTTCGTGAGAGTTCTCCACCTGTCCCCTGACGGCTTTGACTTCGGATGCCATTTTTCCAATGTGCTTGCGGTTGGCGAGATACCCGGTGAGCCAAGCCCCGGCGATGGGTCCGGCTACAACGAGGAAGACGGCTAGTAGTTCGATCGGTGAATCGATCCCCGCGACATTCACCGCGAAGTCTCCACTGTCGGCTCACACTTCCAGGTCTCAACTCTGCACATAGCGGTGTCCTCTCATTTCAGTGAAGCCAACAGATGGATTAGGTCGAGCTGTTCGGGGATGAACCGCAGCAGTCCGGTGGTGCGCAGCAGATGCACGGCGACTACCCCGATCACGGCGGAGCTGAGGAACATGTGGGACTGCCCGTAGCGGGTAGTGGCGTCCGATAGCAGCTCCCCGGGTGGGCAAGCTATCTCGTAGGCGACGATCCCAGCAGCCATAGTGATCCACGCCCAATCAGATGGATGCAAAGCCATGGGAACCCTCCCCTGTGGATAAACCTCGGTGATGTCGGAGAAGCAGAGTAAAGTCGGGAACAAGTCCGGTGGGCACGCGTGAACCATGGAGGCGAGGGCTAGGCCAGTTCTCGCGGCGCGTGACACCGGATTCCTAGTCTTGGCCCCCCGCGTTCAGCTCTCTTACGCGGGGGCCTTTCACTATCTAGACCCCGCCGCAGCTGCATCCGCGCCGTAAAATTGAGGCATGGCTGAATACATCTGGGCCGACCTGCTCGCGAAGCACGGCACAACGGAAGCGACTTGGTCGTGGGTGCGGGAGAACACGTGCTGGAAGGACGTACTAGTCGGGCCGGACCAACAACTACTCGACATGCTGTGGCGCGATGGATTAGTCAAACCCAGCTACAGCGAACCGATAACGATGGACACCGACCTCACTTAGACCCCATGGGTACTGCTGTAGCGCCGTAAAATTGAGGGATGAGCGAAACGGACGGCCGCCGCACACTGCCGCCATTCCCAATCAACAATGAGACGTTGACGCAGCTGCAGCACGCCCTGCGCACCTCTATCGATTTCGATGAAGAGGGCAACCGGGTATGCGTCGGCGGCGACTTCACGCTTTCGCAGCTTCTCGACTTCTACTCTGGTGCCGACGAATCCCGCTCCACGCTTGTTGGGTACACAGATACCATCCCCGGCACTGACGTTCCCCATGATCACGCCGTGCCGATCTATGAGTGCTGGGACCAGCGCTACAGCGAGCATGACGTAATGTTGGCGCTGATTGATCGCATACGCGAACTTGAAGGCTAGCTTTAGTCCTACTCGGTTCGTTCGAGGTGTTCTATACCGTTGGCGACTAAACCGTGTGTAGCCCAGGGTGATTGGTTCTCCCCTTCATACACGCCGTAGGTGTGCTCTATGGTGCCGTCCGCTTGGACTCTCTCAAAACCGACCATGAGCACAAAATCTGATACCCGCCAGCCGGGTTCTTGATCCATCGCTTCGACGTACTTCTGTATGAGTTCGTCAGGGTGTTCACTCATCGCGGCTCCTACACAACTGACAGGTGGGAGATCTTGCCAGCGGCAAGGAGATACACGAGCCCTCCGGGAGCTGATTCGGAGCCGGTGCGGTCGCGGTACCAGTCCGACCCGCAATCCAAAGCCGGTGAACAGATCCGGGTTCTACCGCCATCGGTTTCCACTTCAAAGCTGTGGAAGTGTCCGTGTTGCAGGATGTGCGCGGCACCAGCTGGTTGCCGGGTGAATGTTTGTCCCGACCACCACTGCATACCTTTGGTTCTGTTGCGCCACTGATGCCCGTGAGCGATCGTCACCACCGTGTCTCCGACCGGCACGGTCATGGACCCGGACCATTTGTCGGGGGTTCTCACCGAGACATGCCCGTAGGCGGCGGGGTTGAGTTCTAGGGCGTCGTGGACAGCGATGGCGCATTCAGTGGCCCACCCATCCCCCGGGTAAGTGTTCTGCTGTCGCTGCGACTCATCATGGTTCCCGTTGACCACGTCTAGGTGGACCTGATCGGCCAGCGGGCGGAATGCGTCCACGGCGGCGACCATCAATCGCCGCAGTATCCGGGTCTGCTCAGTCACGGTCTCTTGTGTGAGCCACAGATTCTTGCCGTTCTGGGAGACGTTGCCCTCGATACAGTCCCCCGGCATGCAAATCTGTATCCCCTCAACACCTAACCGTTTCAGATGCCGATACTGTTCGACACTTCGCTGCAAGGTATCTAGGTAGTTTTCAACGATCCGCTCGGTGGAGCCGTCACGTGACCTTTTACCCAGCTGTAGATCTGACGCCTGAAAAACAAGCCAATGACCCTGACCACCAACCGGTTTACGTGCCTTGGCTTTCTTGACCAACAACTCAAGGTCAAGACTGGAGATTGTCTGCCGGGGTGCGATGTTGAACCGGTACGCAACCAGCCACTCCCCATCCTCACGCTGCTGCCACCGCGACGTACGAACCGACCCAACGATCTGCACCACATCCGGGTCATACCCGAACTGCTTCAACAGATCCGTGTAGTCCACCGGATCGGTGGCCTTCATCGTCCCGGTCTGAATATGCCCCGAAGACCCATCGAACGTCGTCTCTGGGATGTACCGCTTCTCATCTACCGAGGTCGCAGCAGCGGCAAGCTGATCACGGATACTCAAGAGCGCACACACTCTCGCACGTGACGCCGAAACTGAATCGGCCCCACCGGAAGACCCTCATTCCGCAGCACGCGGACAAGCGCCTCAATCGACTTCCCTTCGGCTACCCATTCCTCAATAGCCTTACGGTCATCTGCACTCTGCGTAGCGACCCATGCACAGCATGTGCAGCGCTGCTTCGGCTTGGCGGCCTCAGCTAGTTGTTCCCGGATGGACATTTGTTTGAACCGCCTTTCATGGGGCGCTTCGAGGGCTCTATTCAGTTGTTAAGCGCGGAACCAGTCAAGGACTGGATTCAGGTCGTACGTACCGTGGGCCTCCAAATGGGCGATGCCTTGGAACGTCCTGACGATGGCCCATACGATGTCGATCAACCCGTCAAAGGGGTTGACGAACAGGTCCATGATTCGGGCCACAATCGAGGAAGCCCCACCGGTCCAGGAGGATTGGGTGATGATCTTCGCGATAGCGGTCATGTTCTGGCCAGCCTCATCCAACCGGTTCTCGGCGTACCAGTCGCGGGTGCGAGCGTGCTCCTGCCACTTCCCCGCCAACTCGGGGTACTTCAGGAAGTCAAAGTGCCAGTCCATGATCCCCTGCGTGTTCAGCTGGGGTGGATCGGGAACCCAAGGAGCGCACTGGTTGATCAGCCGGTAGGGGTTCCCGAAAGCTATGCCCTTGCGGAAGTCCTTGAGCCGGTAATGCAGCCTCCCATTGACGGGCAGGACGTGCTTTTCCATGACCTCGCAGCCAACCATGGCGCCCTGGCTGAAGATCGCCAGATTCCACGGTGTCCCTTCAGGGAATGGTGTGCCGTCATCGAACAGCTTCGTGTCCAACCGGTTCACGAGTTCGTCCACACCGGACTGGTTGTTGAACGGCAACCGCACGTTGTCGTAGCCGGTGGGCCGCCACACCGCCCTACCTTCACGCTCCAGAGTGGAAGCCACGAAAGCACAAGGCCCCTGGTACATGTCGGACAGATGGCCCTCGACCGTGAAGAACAGCGGCGTCAAACCCAACTTCACCAGATCGGCCGCCGACACAATCCCGTTCTGGACCTGTCCGGTGCGGCGCTGGTATTCCTTCTGGACCGCCTGGTCGTCGTACCCGAAATACGAATCGACCTTCAGCGGTCCCCCATCAGCGGCTTTCGCATAGGAGGCGAAGCGGGCCACCATGACCCGCTGCCACCTCGCTACTACCTCCCCATGAGAACCAAGGGTGAGGATCACTCAGTCACGCTCTTGATGACCTCGGCAGCCAGCGGGCCGAGGGAAACCTGCGGGCCGACGACATTGCCTACGGTGGCCTGAATCTTGGTGATGCTGTCCACGGCAACCTGGGTGGCGGCGGCAAGCTGGTCCTGCGCGGCCTGCGCGGTGGAGTTCAGCTGCGCCTGGATGTCCTGCAAGCTAGTCACGGCCTTGTCCGCTGCAGCACCGGGGGCGTTCTTGATCTGCTTGTGCAACACCACGCCCGCTGTCCCGAGACCGGCCACGCCGAACACGCCACCAATGGCGATGACCGCGTTGACCCAAGACTGCCCGACCGTGTCACTGACCACACCCGAAGTGACCAAGATGGGAATAATCGACAGAGCTGCCGCGCCAATGAGGTAGTACCACTTACGAATCTGGTCGGTCATGACTGTCCCTTCTGAGAGATGAACTCCTGCAGGACTGCAGGGTTGGTGGCCTCGAGCTCGGCGAGGAATGCCTTGGCATGGGCGACTGCGGCGGCGTCAGTGCGCGATCCCTGCCCGGCGGCCACACGAGCAATACGGCCGATGGCCTCGAGGTCTCCGAGCTTGGCGTCGGCCTCGACAGTCAGGTCCTTATGTGCAGCTCCGTCGATCGACTGAATCAGCTGCACCAGGTTGTAGATCGGGCCTTCGCCCGGTGTGGCGTACATGGACACCGATCCCACTGTGGGCTGAGTGAATAGCCGATAGAGGGTGTCCCACTGGTCCTGTGGCACTTGGGCCATGTCTTCATCTCCTAGATTGCTGAGTCGGGCGTAGATCTGCTGGGCCTCGGTGTAGCGCTCGTCGTAGCGGTACGGGAAAGCACTCACTTGCACGGCCTGCGCCCATCCGCCGGGCGTACGAGAGTTGGAGTTGTAGTCGAAGTCGGTAAGACCGCGCTGCCCGCTGTGGCCGCCAAGGAAGAACAGTCGCGCCGACAGGGTGGGGTCCATGGTTTCCGACAAAGGACCCCATGCCTGGCGCTGCTGGAACAGCCCAGTGGAGTCGTGGTCGCTACCGACCTTCTCGTGTGGGTAGCCGAGGCTCGCAGGGACATTGCTGTTCGCGTACATCGTGAGGTTGGTTTCCACCAGCTCCACTGCGATGGCGATGCAGATTCCCTTGGGGGTGATGCCGAGTCGCTTACCCTCGTTGATAGTCGCTAGCGCGTGTCGATCCTTGGTTGACAGCACCACCGAGTTGCCGCGCCGGAACGTGGAGAATCCGTCGGCGCGGATCTTGCGGGCGATGAAGTCCGCGGTGTGCGGATTCTGGTAGGTGTTGTAGCCGACCTGAAAGTGCATGGCATCTTTCGGGGACTGCCAGTCCTGCCCCCAGAAGACGGTCTGCTCGTAGAAGTCGAGCAGCTCACGAACTGTTGCCGTCTCTTTCGATGAGAATCCGGCGTAGCTCACCTGGAATGGGTGATCGTTCCAGTTGAAATCGCATGCCGTACCACTCAGGTGGTTGGATGTTGGCACGGAGTTGGTGGGTGTCCAGCACGCCGAGTCCGGGTCACGCAGCGGTTCAACGTAGGCGTTGAAGTCGGCTGCGAATGCCCGCAGAATCGCCAACGGCTGCCCGTTCTGAATCTGCAGACTAACCGACGTACCCGGCACGGTGACCCAGGTGCACTCCTCGGAATTGACCATGGGCCACCCGTTCTCGGAGAACGAATTCCCATACACGACGCGCGGCATCAGTACGACCACCAGATCGCGGCCAGCCACTCATTGATCTTGCGGCGCAACCAATTCACTAGATGCCTCCGATCCGTGGATCAGGCCCAGGCCGACGCGCCCAGCGGGAGCGCTGGAACCACACTCCGAACCCGAACCCCGCCAACCCGATAACGGCGTAGAAGGCGGGGTACCGCAGCAGTTGAGAGAACATGCGACCTCTTTCGGGCATTAAAAAAGACCCCGCACTAGCGAGGCCCACGAGGACGAGAGGGTGCTACGACAAGGTGAAGACGGGTGCCGGTGCCCCATCGCTGTCAATCGTCAAACTGTTGCCGTTGGTGGTGGTCACATCGGCTGGGGTGTTGTCCAGGAGCACATAGCACAGAACGTTTCCGCCGAGCTCGTAAAGCACAGCCCACCTTGCAGTGATACTGCCACCTGATGCGGTCCAGGTTGGGTTAGTGGAGAACGACGCCGTAACACTCGTGGTGCCCGAAAGGGTAAGGGTCACAGCGACACCGCCTGTGGTGTAGCCGTTCGCCTGCGCCACCTCATTGGTGACACCAGCCCACGTGGTGGTGGAGGAACCGATGTTGGAGGACGAAGTGACGAGGGCGACCCGCCAGGTGTCGGAGTCAATGTCGAACGTTCCGTTAAGTAGATTGGTGCGCGCCCCATTGGGGAACGTCCATGTGCCTGCGGTCAAGGTAGTGCCCTTTCGTTAGTTGATGATTTCGACAGTGGCTGCCGCGTAGCTTTGGCCGGACTGGCCGCCCGTCTGGGCTACAGATCCATCGGTGGTTGTGATGTTCTTGGTGTTGAGGGCGGTCGCTGAACCGAACGCCGCGCCGGACGAGGCTTGGCGGGTGTAACCGGCTGGCGCCGAGTCCCATCCGCTCGCGCCCAAACTGGAGTGGCCGTGGAAATGCAGCAGTAACGAGGACCCGTCGGTATGGGTCAATGTCACCGACGGAGCTGTTGACGACGCGCTCGTTCCCGCAGCTTGGCCATGACCACCGATCGGTGAACTTGTGTTCTGGTCACGCACAACGACCGCGATCATGTGGGACGCACTGCCCCAAGTCCCCGATGTCGTGTTAGTAGCTGTCGCCTTGAAATACGCCGTGGTACAACCTGATCCGCTGCCGCTGTTCGCGTTGTCGATATAGGTGTAGTCGGGTACCGTGCCACCCGCTGACGGCTTCGTGGGCGCCGAGGTTGAGAACGGGTTGTACGCGAACAGGACGATCAAATCGCCAACCTGATGTGTAGGGATGGTGACGGAACTGCTCGCATTTCCGTTGGCGGCAACGAAAGAGACTGTGTGGATGGTGGTGACTACCGGTGTTCCACCAGTCAGGGACGGGGTCGCGCCCGTGGGCACCACCTTTGCGGCAATCAGCGGAGCCCCGCCGGTAAGCGTCGGTGCTGCTGCTGGCGGTGCGAGGGTCTGCACTATGCGCGGCGTCCCACCGGTAATAGTCAGCGAAGCCGTGGGGGCCAGTGACAGGGTTATGGACGGTGTACCGCCCGTGACGGTTGGGGCTGCGCAGGTCGGTGTGACTGTGATGGCAATCCGTGGGGTGCCGCCTGTGAGGGTGATCTGCACCGTGGGTGGCGGGTAGGTCACGTTGATCAGCGGGCGAACACCAGCGAGTGTCGGCGTGGCAGCGGTGGGCACCAAACGATGCGCCAACGCGGGGGTTCCGCCGGTAAGCGACGGTGTGGCGGCGGTCGGGATAAGGATTGGGCCGGTGATGATCGTCGGCGTTCCCCCGGTGAGCGAACCCGCAGCTGCCGTGGGGAATACAAGGTTGTTGTTGGACTGAACGATCGTGGGGACATCGCCAGCCAATGCCATCTCGCCGTCGTCCGGCGACAGAACGTTGCCGACCCGAATGCCAGGGACCCCGCCTGTAAGGGTGAGTTCCGGCGAACCCGGCCGCAGTGGTGGGCCAATGACGGGTGGCTCAGATCCCGTCAGGGTCAAGGTTGCGCCGGTAGGGAACGCGTATACGTCGTGCGTCACCGCAACCCCAGGAACTCCCCCGGCTAGGGCGAGCACTTTAGGGGCCGGTTCGCTGAATGTTTCAGCCCACCAGCCGGTTACACCAGCCATAGCTAGATGCGGAAGATCCGGCTAGCCCCGTTGTCCCAAGTCACTGAAATGTTCGTGCCATCAGGAATCACCGGCAACGCGGATGCTGTGTCATACAACGCGACAAGCTGCGACGTCCCGGCAGTGCCGGTGTCTTGATAGATGATCCAGCGCACAATCGTTGCACCAGTGACAGTCGGGAACACAACATCAGCGGCATCCGCGACACCAGCCGTCCACGACTTACCGGACAGGTTCGAGGATGTGCACACAATTCCCGTGATGTGCGAAAGATACTGGTGGGTTGCGATATTGGGTGTGTATGTGGCGTCCACTCCGCAGACTTTGAAGTTGTGCACTTCCCAGTCGAGGTCGCCCTTAAGGAATGCTTCTCGGGCGTGATCGTACAAAGCGTTGACCATAAGGTTCTCCCTATTCCGCGTTGGAGACGATGGGGATCGCGATACCGATCCATGGGGCGGCAGCTGTGAGGGTTTGGGTGAACGTCACCGAACCCCCTGGTGCGTCACCGAATATCAGTCCGGCACCGAACGCGACGGCATCCAAATGTCCACGCTCTGTTTGGTTGTAGGCGCTGGTCTGTCCCCCGTAGAGGAAGGCGTTGACGATCCTGCCGTGGCTGTTAGTGGTAGCGCTGACTGATGGGGATGCGCTGTAGCCCTGTGTGATTACGGGTGTTTCAATCCCGGTGGGTGCGGCGAGTTTGTAGGACGCTGCACCGGTTGCGTAGTTCGATCCATACGGGGTGCCGATCAGGTTGATCGACCTTGCCCCAGTGGGAGGGTCGAGTAGCCACCACACCACCAGCCGGTTCGATCCATTGGAGATAACCGGGAGTTTGTTCATGGTGACGCCACCGATTTTCGCCGTCACCCCGGACATGTCTATGCCGGATTGCGTTGCCATATAGGCGAATACAATGTTGGCTTCGGGGTCCAGGGTGAATTCCGGGATCGTCGCCTGGCTTGTGCCCACGGTGCTCTTGTTGTCGAACTTGACATCAATACTGCCGACGATCGGTTTACCGACCGAGGCTCTCGACGGGATACCGAACACCCGATTCGCCTGATAATCAGGGACAGTCAAAGAATCCGGGTATAGGTACTTGCCGATTTTGAACATCATCGACACCTCAACCTCAACGGTCGGGGTCTGGGCGTTCTCGCACATCGCGAACAAGGTGCCGTTCGGCAGGTAGTAGACCGAGACTTCGTAGCCGCGCCAGGACCCGCCATGGCCGCGCCACTGGCCGAGCTCGAACATTCCGTGCCCGTACCCGAAATAGGTCAGCTGATCGTCATTGCCCCACGGAATTGGCCAGTAGCACTCTGAGCGCATGGCGTGCATCTCAGGGCTCAACAATGTGCCGTCGCGTAATTCCTTGGCCCACAACAGCAGATCATGGACAGTGGAAATCATGGAACCGGCCCAGCTGGCATAACCCGGCCCCGTCTCCGTGGCTTCCTGCCAGGCCCAACCGCCGAAAATACCTGTAGTGTAAGCATGCCCGTTCGCATACGGTTCAGGCATTTTCGCGTTCGTCGGGTAACTCGTCTGCGTCAATCCAAGCGGATCCAAAATGTCCGTTTGCAGAACGTCACGCGTTGGTCGGCCGTTGACCAACTCGACGATCATTCCCAGGATGATGAAGTTGGCGTTGACATACGCCCAGCTCGATCCAGGCTCAAACGCTGGCTGGTGCTGCTTCATGATTGCCAGCGTTTCCGCATCCGTCCAATCCGATGACGGCATAAGGAAGTAGCGGACCATCATGTTCAAATCGGCCTGCTCATTGAACAGCCCCGAGCGCAGCGAAATCATGTGTCGGATGGTCATCTTGTCGCCACCGGGCACACCGGGGAAGAACTTCTCCAGCGGATCGTCCAGTGACAACAGGCCGCGATCAACTGCCTGCAAGATCATGGTCGCGGTGAATGACTTTGTGCACGAACCGATACGGAAGTGATCGTCCAGGGTCACGTCTCTCGCCCCGGCTGCGGTGGAGACCTTGCCGTACGCCTTCTCGTAGTAGCCGTCCGGGGATTGGATCATCAAAGTAGCACCGGGGGCTGTCAGGTTCGCGGCCACGATCGCGTCGATAGCGGCCTGATCCTCCAGCGGAAGCAAAGACAACCCACCCGACACGGTGGGTGTGCCCAGTGAGGCGGTGGATTCGATGCTGGGAACCAGGACTTGGCCGGGGCCGCCGATGACTTCTTCACCCTCAAGCGGATTCTGCCGGAACCTCACCCGTCCGGCGCCGTCAGCTCCCTTACCGCCGTTCTGGAACGTTAGTCCGTTGCCGCCGTTTCCGGCGCCACCCGCTGAGACGCCGTCGCGGCCGGGAACATTCTGGTCCGCGCCCCAAACGTACTTCTCGCCCTTGTATTCAAAAGTTCCCGGGCCACGACCGATGGGGTTAGATCCAAGTTGTAGTTCCGTGCCGCCGATACCACCCTCTGCGGTGAGGGTGTAGTCGGGCAGAGACCAGACGCTAGCGGTGCCGTCCTCGCCGTCATCGTGACCGGGACGGCCACCTAGCCCACCAATACCCTTTGTGAAGTGCAGTACTGCGTTGTCGCCGAAGTGCACTCCGCGCTGCCAGGTTGTGGCCTTGAATAGGCCTGGCGTGCCGGGCTCGCCGTGGAATCCGAGCGTCAGACCCATCTGTCCGCCGCCGCCCGCACCAACACATCCTGGGTCTACGAAGTTGCACCATGACGGGATCGGAATATCGCCATCGTCAACGACATACACCGAGATGGGGTCGTAGTAGCCCACACCGTTGCCGGTGTCGATGGCTGTCTCAATCCACGGGATGTTCCCCGACCGGACAACACTGGATTTAGCGATGGTCGACGGAGGCGTGTTCGGGGACGACGAGTTATCCCGTGTCGCGGCCAAGCCAACGACCTGCGCGAACGGGTGATCAGGGATATCGTCCGTGGTCGAAATCCCTCGCACACTGTGGGTTCCGCCGACGGGGACGAGTTCGTAGGCGTAGGTTTCCCCCGCCTTCTGATCAACCGGGGTGTCGAGCTGGTAGAACGTCCAGTTCGGTGTGGTACCGGCGGTCAACTCGGACAGGATGTTCGGCGAGTGGTGCACCAAAGCCCAGTCCCCGGAAACGCCGTCGAGTTTCCAGATGTTGACGTAGAACGCGGTGATACCGCTAGTCCCGCAGCCCAGCCACGACACCACACCCAGAGCGATGTCCTGCTCAACCCGCATTGTCGCGATCAGCGACGCACTCTGTGTGGCAGAGAGAGTGGTGTTGACGCTGGTCAGGCCGTAGTTCGACCTACCCGACGGCAACAGACCCGTGTTGACGGGGGTGTTGTTGCGGATAGAGAGGATCTGGAAGGCGCTCTCCCCCATAGCCGCCGCGGTCTGCAAAAGTTTGGCGACGTTGAACAGGTCCGCGAACCCACCGTTGGAGTTCGGGTCAGTGGAGCCCGACATTCCCCCGAGCAGATGTGAAAGGAACTCCTCGAACGTTGTGTTCGCGTCCCCCGGGCCACCGAAGCCGAGGATCTTGAACAACGGGATATGAGTGACAGCCTCGAAAAGATCTTCCAAAGTGTGTAACGCGTTGTTAGAGCCCGTGATCCCGTTGACTACGGTGTCGATGATCAACTGCCACCGCGACAACACTTCCTGGAAAGTGTTCGACAACCCGTCGATCCAGCCCTGCTGAATCTTGTTGGTCTTCTTACCAACACCGTCATCAAAGTTCAGAACACCCGAGGTGGCGTCCTTGCCGACAAGGATGCGCACACGCACCGCATGCACACCGTCGGGAACCGTGTAGTTCCCGGTCATTTGACGCCAATCCCCCGTTGACGTGTTGGGGTTCAGGGTCGCAACGTCCTCAACCCCAACCTGCACAGCGCTATCCCCGCGACCGGAGAATTCGACCATCTGCAGCTTGATCGGCGAATTAGTGCCCGTGTACCCGGACCACTTAACCCACATCTCCAGCGACATGGTTTGGCCAGGGTTGGCAAGTATCTCGTTGGACCGCAACGCTTTCGTGACACCGTTCGCGGTGACCTTCACACTGCCGGAACTGTCCGCACTATGCGTGACACCGGACTCCCAGGTCCAGTACGGGTTGTCGGCGATGCTGGCGCCGTCCTGGAAGTTACCCGCCACCAACAGGTTGGGCTGCTCATCGGTGATCCAGCTGAACGACAACGCCGGGATCAGGTTCGACAGAATGAACCCGTCGCGCCCGAACAGGTTTCCGTTCAGGAAGTCCTTGATGATCTCGATGATGTCGCCGATGATCGGGATGTCATCTACCCATCCGGAGAGTAGATTCCACAGATCCTCGAGCGCCTGCTCCGGGTCAACATCCAATCCCAGGAGTTTCTGAATGAGTTCCTTGATCAGGCTTTCGGCGTACTCGATGATTCCATCGATGATTGCCTTCCACATTTCCAGCCCTTGCTGGAAAGCGGTGCCGATATGGAACTCGAGCCCCTGGTTAGGGTCGTTGAACGGCAGCGGGATTCGGTCGAAAGACCGTGGCACTAGGAGCCGTCCTCAGGCTTCAACGGAGAGACGGGGACGATGAGGATTGAGAGCTGTGCGCCCGCTTTGTTGAAGGAGTAGAAGCCCGCCATGCCCTCGTTGACGAGGTTCACGTACAAAGTGGACGTTGTACCGGTGCTGTAGGCCGGGATCATTCCGATCCCGTTGTCTGGCGTGATAGCGGTGTTCGGGGAGCCCGTGGATGAGGCGTGCGGGAACAGGGCGGACCAGGAGGACATGTTGCCGGCGCCCTTGGCGATCAGCTGGCCGCTCGTGGCGTTACCTATGCGGACCTCGGAGCCGATGATGAAGGGGTCAGCGTCGAGCTCAATGCCATTGGCCTTGAAATGCCCGTGCACTACGGGGACGTAGTCGAACGGCATCGGCGGGATGATGAATGAGCCGATCGTCTGCCGTGTGGCCAGACCCGTGAAGTCGGTGAACGCAGACTCGGGGACGGTGTAGAACCGTGTCGCCAAGGGGTTGAAGTCGGCGGGCGCGTAGTCGACACCGTTCCAAGCAATGACCTGTCCCGCGGCAGGAGCGACCGAGTCGTCATAGTCGGTGGCGTCTCGGATGGTGGCGTTATCCCCCTGCGGACCCCGCGGTGCCTTGAGCTTCAGAAGCCATGTCGGGTTGGCGGAGGTACCCGAAACAATGATCTCCGAGGTCAAACTGGGGTTGTCCGGGTCCAGTAGTTGGACCGTGGGAGTGATGTTCGGCAGCGGTCCCGGAGGGCCTTGTGTGCCCATCTGCTTCTGGATGTAGTGTTCGCCGTCCCACAGGTAGACGATGTTGCCTACCCACCAGGCTTTTCCGATATCGATCGGATCGTCGGTGAGGTTTTGGGGAAGATCGGCGGGGTCGTCGATGCTGGACTGGTACTGCATCTTGACGATGGGGGCATTCTCACCAGCGGGGCCGGGAGGCCCTACGAGGGCGTCCATGGTGACTGCACCGTCTTGGTCTGCAAGCTCGAATGTGCCTGTGACACCACCAGGTACGTCCATGTCGGAGACGACACCCCAGAAGTGCAGGCGCGCAAGGATCGACCCAAGGTAGGGGGTATCGCCCGGTTCAGCCATTCTCGATTCCCTTCACGAAGTCGTCCCCGATGGGTCGCTCATCTTTGATGGCGATGTTCGGAGTCACCCGCCATGCCGGTTCGGCCATTTCGGGTAGGTCGTCATCTGCGTCTTGATTGCCGTTGAGTCGCTGTATCGCTTTACGTTTCAGCCACTCCGGTAGGGCGTTGATCTGCGCGAACGTCATATTCTCGACGCCCTCTAAGGGGTCGTCGGGTGCGTCGATAGGGACCCATTCGATCGCGCCTTCAACTACCCCGGGCGCCTCGACCGCCCGCGGTTTGATGAGGGGTTGCGCCGAGCGCCGCCACCCACACCTGATCATGTGGTAACCCACAAGCCACACGAAATGCGCGGAGTCCATGCGGTTTCCGTCTTTGTCCTGCGGGTAGTGGCAATCCGTCAGAAAGTCCTGATAGGCGCTTTCCATCTCCGCTTTCTGCGCGTCCTGGGCCTTCTGCTTCGCCGCATAGGCTTGTAGGGCACGCGGAACGTACTTATCTGCAGCCAATTTCGTTCCTTTGCTCAGAACATTGAGTCGGAACCGAAGAAGGTTCCGGCGAGGTTCCAGAAGCCCGCGAGGGTGCGCATCGACTTGGCTACTGGGTCTTCTTCGTCCAAGTCCTGGCCGAGCGATAGTTCAACCAGTAGTGGCGAGTCAGCGTCGTATGAGCGGCGGATCGCCGACACTTGGTCGACGTGCAGGACGCTTCCCAGCTGGAACGCGACTCGGTCACCGAGGGTGAAATGCTCATCGGCTATCCAAGGCATCCCGTTGCGGATGCTTGTCTTGAAGCTGACGAACGCCCTTGTCTTCCAATGCCCGTTGCGCAGATCCAGGATTCCCGCTGACGTGTAGGCGGTTCCCTGGCCTTGCTCGAAGTGTTCTAGATAACCCAGGTCGCCCATGAGTAGTACGCGGCGCGGATCGGTGAACCGCTGCCAGGCGAACAGTGTGTTATCCAGCTGCCCTTGGTACAGCTCCTCCAAACCTGGGGTTCCGGGCTGCTGGTATGCGCCCAAACCGTATGAGATAACCGCTGATAGCTGTGATAGCCCGTATTTGATGCCGAATGTTTGGAGCTGATTCAGCCATGCCGGCGACCGGGAACCGGTCATCACAGTCTTTGCTGTTGAGCCCTTCATCGACCGCTTGGCGTCAATGATCCCGGTGTATTCACCCTCGCGGAAAACAACCTTGGGCTTAGCGGGGGCGAACCCCAACCACTTCCTGATTAAAGGATCGGTTTTGCCGTCTCCGTCTTCGTCGTACATGTCGGGCGGGACGATGGCGTTGGTGATCAGATCGTCTGCGGTCTCGGCGATTAGGCGGAGAGGGCCGTCGATTAGGGTCCCCGTGGGTCCAGTAACCCCGGACTTGTCTTCAAATGCGAAGACCACGCAGTTGCGTGTAGGGCGCGCTAACGCATCACCTAGCATTCCCAGCTCAGGATGTGGTGAGGTGTCGTCCTCTTTGAGCCAGGTGTATGCGCGCAGCATGCAGCCTGCGTCCTGCATCGGTGCCGCAAGGACGGTGTGCAGGTCTTGCCAGCGGGACGACAGGATTGTGGTGCGGGACTGGTCGAACAGTGGGTTGACGAATTGCACTTGAATGGGCCACGCCAACGGATTTAGGCCGCCGATGATGTCCCGAACCCCGAGCCATGCGCCAGGGTTGAAAATGTTTGTCGGGATGCTCAGGAGCGGAAAGAACTGGCGGGCCAGGTTCAGGAACATGATGATGGAGCCCGCTGTGCGCATGTTCCATGGCAGGAAAAACATCTTCGGAAATTGGATTTCCGGTGGTAGCAGAGGATTTGCGCCGCCGAGAATGTGCTTGGCGTGCTCCCGGTTGTGCATCATCTCGAGCTCAACCGTGTGCAGGCCGTCTTTGTCGCGGACGGCGTTGACGTTCACGATCTTTCCGCCCCACCGGGTTTTCCAAGATCGGTTGGTGGGGTTTGGGTCGAGTGTGAATTGGATGTCTTCTTCGGCGCGACGGTCGTAGAGAAGGAAGTTGGACAGCCAGTTTGAATGCCTTATAACCACGGTGGCGGTACCCGAGTCCGCCATGACTTCCTCTACGACAACCGATTTTTCGCCAGCGAGGTCAGCGATTGGGCGGTGATGCTTGTCCCAGATCCGAAGTAGGGGCCGCTGTTTGTAGGCGTCCCTCATGGCCTTGCGGCGCGCATTGAGGTAGCGGTACGCCACCATGGGGTCGCCAAGGTCTGGGGTGGTCTGCGTCTCGCGGAGCAGCCGGTCCAGGATTCCTTGCAGGCTTGTGAAGTCGGTCAGATCGACCGACCAGTCACCTGACACTGCTACGCGAAGCCCTTCGAATAGCGTTGGGGAACAAACATGGTGACCCGCCCGTCAGCGTTGGAGTGGCGCACCTTGACCGCCGCGAGCGTGCGGGGCGGGATCTTGGATGCTTCGGTGAATCGGTCCTCCATACGCCTCCACACCGGCAGGGTGATGGAAAGCAGGTCATGCAGAAGGACATCGAGGAGTTGAGAGTTACGCAGGATCCGCATGAATAGCGGGTCCACTGGATCTGTTGTTGCGGTGAGTGTTTGCGCGTTCGGGTCGGTATCTACCATCACGTAGCCGTCCTGCGGGCTCAGTAGCGGCAGCTCGACCCACCGGTCACCCTCTTGAATCCAGCATTTACCCGGCGAGGACACCAAGAACTTCGGGTATACGGCGATGTCTCCGCGGTTCGGCACACGAATGGCGCCTTCACCCACATCCAGCCCGGGAATGAACTCGTTGAGCAGGTCCTCAATCTTGTCCCACAGGGTGGAGGTTTCGACGTCGTTCTGCCACGTCTTGAACTCCGTTCGCTTAGCGAAATATGGCTGCGTGGCAACGATGTTCATGCTCCAGGTCATGAAGTTGTTGCCGAATGCCACCGGGTCGAGTTCCCACGGGTCTTTGGGCTCTTCAGCGAGCCGTACCCGCAGCCACCGCCACCCATGGGTGCGGGTAAACACCCCTAGATATCCGTCTTCGGTGGCCGACCATGAACCCCACCAGCGTTCCTCGATCATCCGGTACCGGAACGGGGTGTCAATGACCCTGCTGCTACTGCCGCTTATCCAGGGGGCGATATCGGGATTCACGTGAACGCCGATGGAGATCATGCGCTTCTTCCAGTCGGTGCGCTCTGGTTCGGCACCGATCTGGTAAGGCCCCTCGGACATGAGAGTTTCGAACGGGGTGTGGAACAACCCGGTGGCGACGGGCGCCATCACAATGCCCTCGCGCCCCTTGTGTGAACCCAAGAGGTTCCAGGTGAACCGCTTCTTGTGGATCGGATGAACGACACCGATGTAGACGATCTTCGTTTCCACGCCTTGAAGGTGCGGCGGGAGCTGCGTGAAGTCTTCGCCGGTTTCCGGGCCGTGAATCCAAGGGTTAGACAGAGCCATCTACTACCCCACCGGTCCGGTTCGTGTTCCGAAGTTCTGCCGCCACTGTTGGTTTTGGGCGGATTGCGACTTCTGCATCGCCTGATCGACGCCGGTTCCTACGGGGGCGTTGAAGTTGATGGACTGGTCGACGTTTGCGCCATTTCCGCCCTGCGCGGGACCGGCGCTGCCGCTCGAGAACGCGGAGCCCATATCGCCGAAGCCGGTGCCAGGGATTTGAGCACCTGCGATCACGGGGTTGATGTCGCCTGGGGCACCTTGGAGTTGCGCAGCATCCATGCTCCCGAACGGAGCCGGAATGATCGTCTTGATCGCGTCGACGATTCCGCTGCCAGATCCAGTCATCGCAGATCCGGCGATATTGGCGAACAGCGCCCCGCCCTCACCTAGTAGCGGCTTGCCATCCGAGTTATTGCGCAGCCCGCCAAAGAACTTCAGCAGAGTAGAGCCCGCTTGTACCAATCCCCATTGGGTGGGGTCGGAGAACCCTGGGGGCAGAAGGGACTCCTTGAGTCCACCGATGCCGATGTCGGCAAGCCCGCCGAAGTCGGGCATGATTTCGGAGAGACCTTCAGCGATCTTGGCGTATGGGTTGTTGCCACCACCGAATCCACCGCCAGACCCGCTTGAGCCAAGGGCATTTCGGTCGTCTTTCGCCTGCTGTAGATCCCGCTTGAGCTTGTCGACCATGTCGCGTTTGCGCTGCTTGGTCGTCTCTTTCGCCTTAGGATTGGACTCGAGGTCTGCTAGCTCCTGCTCAGTCACGTCCAGGCGGTTGGACAGATCATTGATACGGTCGTCGGCTTCGCGCACCTGCTTCGGGCTTGCACCCGAGGATCCCGCAGATCCCGATGAGGTACCGAACCCCATCGCCGACACCGAACCCCCCGAGGGGAGGGAGATGCTGCTTGTAGGCAGTCCGACTGCTGCGGCCCCAGCACCCCGACCCTTACCCAGCATCACGTGCACGTGATCCATGTGGTTTTGGGTGCTGCTGCCCCGGTCGGGCATCTGCTTACCGGAGGTGAGCGATCCGCCATAGCCGTAGCTCTGCTGACGCCAAATGAATCCGTCAAGCCCCAGCGCTGACGCGTTTTTGGCGATGAATGCCGCGACAGCGTCGCCCAACGCTTTTCCTTGTGGCGTATCCCAGCCGGGGATCATGATGTCGATGGCGTTGCCGGATGAATGCTCCCCGAATCCGTCCTCGGAGCGCCGGCCGCCAATGTCTTTGATCTGGGGCCACATCTTCATTACCAGTGACCGCAGATAGTCAGCCCCAGGGTTGAGCCCCTGGGCGTATCCGGGGGCACGCATCATGTCGTGCAGGTATGCGGCTGATGGCACCCAGCCTGAGTTGAGGGCAGCGACGATGCCCGCACCGCCGTTATTCATTCCCTTGGCAGTGACAACGCCTTCGCCGTCGGACAGCCACGCCAGGATTGAATCGGAGGTGCCCGTGCCGGGTCCGCGCACGAGCCCGCCACCAGAGAAGCCCTGTAGGGATTTACCCCATGAGTTGAGTTTGTCGGCGCCGGGGATCTGGAATCCGAACACCTCGGAAGGAATGGCGGCGAGGAATGTGCCCAGCACCTTAAGGGGTGCCTTGATGACCGCCGCGAGACCCGAAAATGCCGAGGTGACAGCGTCTTTGATCGCGCTTGAAGCGCCGGATATGCCGGACTTGAGCGCGTCCCACCCCTCGGAGAACTTATCCAAGATTGGTGACACGAATCTCCAGGCCGCACTGATAGCGGTCTTGATGCCTTCCCATGCCGGGGAGATGGCGTTATTCCACAGCCACAATGCGCCCTGACCCAGCAGGTCCATTGCGCGCTTCCAGTTCGCGAACAGATCGGAGGCGACCTCCCAGGCGAGGCCGATAACTTCCTTGATTCCGTTCCAAGCTGGCTTAATGGCGTTGTTCCACAGCCACATCGCCCCTGTGCCGATGGCGGTGAACGCGGTTTTCAGTGCCGGGAATACGGTGGTGGATAGCCAGCCCCACACCGCCCCGATAACGTTCTTGATGGCGGTCCACGTGGCCTGGACGATGTTTCTGAATGTCTCGTTGCGCTTGTACAGCACCACAATTCCGGCGACCAAACCGGCGATTGCGGCGATTATCAGGCCGATTGGGTTGGCTGTGAGTGCAATATTCAGCAGTGCTTGCACGGCAGCCCACGCCTTGGTGGCGACAGTGATGGCGAGCATCACCGTCTTGTAGGCGGCCAAACCGGCCACTAGTGGGATGAGGAAGTCTTTGAATCGGACGATGAGGTTGACCGCTTCGGATAGTCCGCTGACCAACGACGGGCCGACAGCCGATAGGACGTTTCCGAAGGCGGTTCCGATAGTCGACAGAGCTGAACCGATATTGCCTGCGGCTTGGCTCACGGCAGGGTTCTCGAAAGCGTCCTGCATCTTGTTCGTGAAGCCGGTCAGTCCATCGCCGATGCTTGACAGGGGGCCTTGGATCTTCTCGAACAACGTGATGGCGAGGGTTTCCGCAGCGTTCTTCAGCCGCTCAATTACGCCAGGTAGGCCCTGATTTTGGGCTGCCGCCAGCTTCGACGCTGAACCTTCCTGGTTCATGGCGTCGCGCATCTTGTCGAATCCTGCAGCGCCATCCTTGGCGGCCACACCAGCTAGGCGTGCAGCATCCGATCCGAACGCCACAGCGGTATTCATCGCGTACATTTCGGGCGTCATGCGCTTAGATGCGGCCTGCAGCTGCCCGAACAGCGCTTCCATGCCAACGAAATTGCCCTGCGCATCGAACGCCTTCACCCCAAGCTCCTCAAGAGCCCCTGCCGCACCATCGCTCGGCGCCGAGAGCTTCAGAAGTGCTGATTTCAGTAGGGTTCCAGCGTCACTACCCTTAATTCCGTTGTTGGCCAACAGTGCGATGCTCGCCGCGGTGTCCTCCAGGGACAACCCGGTCTGGCGTGCGACAGAACCGCCAGCCTGAAGAGCGAACGCGACATCGGTGATCTCTGCCGATGACGCATTGGCGGCATTGGACAGCACATCGGCAGCTTTAGAGGCGTAGTCGGCCTTCAATCCGAATGCCTGTAGCGCATTGGCTTGGATCTCGGCCGCTTGTCCGGCGCTCACCTGTGCTGCAGCGGCTAGTTGCAGGGTGCCCTTGGCGGCGGTTATTGACTCATCCACCGAGAAACCGGCTTTGGCAAGCTCTGTCATGGCCTGTGCCGCATCAGCAGCCGAGGTATTCGACAGGGTCATGTCGTTACCGAGGGCCTTGGCGGTGTCGCGGAACCGCCGCATCACGTCTGCTGAAGCACCTGTGACACCCGAGAGGGTGTTCATGGTCTTCTCGAAGTCCAAGCCCTTGGTGACGATCGCCGAAACACCGCTTGTGGCCAGGTTGGCGGCCTTGGTCATCGCATTGGCGGCTAGGTTTCCTACCGCGGTACCTGCGGCAACAATCCCGGTTGTGCGTAGTGCACTGGAGAATGAATCGCCGAACCAGCGCCCCGCAAGTCCGCCTTCACGTCCTGCGGCGTCAGATGAGCCCGATAGGAGTCTGGATACCTGGTTACGTATCGGCTTGGACGACTTGTCGATCGCAGACTGCGCGTCGGAGGCACGCTTCTGCGCACGTGCTACCGCATCCAAGTCCTTGGCGAGTTCACTAGCCGCGGCCTGCTGCTTACGCATCGCCGACGCATGTGCCTCGGACAAGGCGGTGAGCTTCGAGCCCTTGGTTCCCGCCTCGCGCGCCTCATTCAGCTTCTCGAGTATTACCTTGAGCTTGCCCGCCTGATCAGCCTCTTTATCCCGAGACTTCACTACGGCATCAGTTAGCTTCTTAACCTGCTGCTCGGCGGCCTTCGCCTCGTCGGCAAGGGCTTTAGCGTAAGCTGAGCCGGTCTTCTTGCCCGCGCTGACTGCCTGCTTCTGGACGTTGTCGAAGAGCTTGCTGATGCCCTTATTGACCCCATCGAACCTGACGGTGGCCGACACATATCCCGATGAAAGTTCAACAGCCATGTGTCACCTCCTAATTTCCGAACAGGTTTAGCAGTTTCTTCTCGCGCCGCTCTTCGCCTGAAAGGCCAAGTAGCTCTTTGACCTTCGAGAGGGGCGCGGCTTTAACTTTCAGACCGGGGCGTGACTGCTGATCGCCCATATCCGGGCCGATCGGCACGGGACGGTTCCGGTTACGGTGTCCGTCCTTGGTTTTCGCCCACACCAGCCAGCGCAGCGCGTTAGCGATAATCGCTAGAAGGCGGGTAGTCAGAGTCCAGCCCGCATACTTTGGGTTCCTGGACTTCCAGAGAGCGCTTGTCTCTTCCGGGTGATTGACATACACCCACAGATCGCGCCAGTTGAATTCGTCAGATGGGCAGTCCCTAAGGCGTAGCCCGTCTTTGATTAGGTCGTATTCTAGTGCGGTGCCATGCTTCTCGATGAGGTCGAGAAGCGCGACTATTCCCCCACGGTGACCTGTCCGGCCTCCTGCCAGGCGGTGAACAGATCTTCCACCTCAGTTAGGGGCAGCTCGTCGAACACCGCAAGATCGGCTTCCGATACGGCGCCCCACTCGATAATTTCCCACATGCCCTGTTCAGGGTTCTTGCGGTTACGCCGAATGACACCAGATGGAACAGACCCGAAGGGTTTGAGGTTGATCTTCTTTTCGACGCCTTCGATTTCCACGGTGTGGACGTAGGGTGTCGCGTTTTTTGCAGCCATGAGCGCCCCTTTCAGGGATTTGTGTGCAGCCGTAGCGCTTGGAGAGCGGCGGGGCCGCGCTCGGCTGCAGGGGAATTCGGCCCCGCCGCGTCTATTAGGAGCCCGCGATCCGTCCGTCGTCGGTGTACGTGGTGACGTACTCGCCAGTGGACGACTCGAATACCTTGAGCTCAACTTCGTATTCGATGGTGTCCTTGCTGGCCAAGGTCACATCGCCAACGGAGATGACCTGGCCGTCGGCGACGCAGTTGCGGTACTTCGCGGACAGCTCCGAGTCGATGGTGTCGAATACCCACGTCTGGTGGGGCAGCTTCTTGCTGGTCTTGCGGACCTTCACCTGGGTGCCGTGAGTACCGTCAGCGGGGGTAACGGTGACGTTTGATGCACCGTAGATCGCCTTGAGGACATCGGCATTCAGTGATTCCAGGAGGACGAATTTGAACGAGTGGTTGTACTCGGTCTGCAGCACCTTGACGATGCGGCCACCCATGTCTTTCTTCTCATCGGTGGACCGCTCCGATGTTTCAGTGATACCGTCCTCGCCGACATACCCAAGACCGACGAACGCGGCATCAAGTGCTCCGTCGACACTGGTTGGGAGGGTAGTTCCGAGCGGGGCGACGAACGCGGCCCCAGCGGCGGACGGCTCTGCGGCGAAAACGTTGCCGACTTCTTCAGCCATGATGTGCCCCTTTCAGAAGCAGATCGGTGCAGCCGAGCCTTTGAAAGGGTGTATTTAGTTGTAAATTCAGGGATTTGAACGCATTACTACATCGACGGTCATCACGAACCGTCGCGTTTCGCTTTCGATGTCATCGCGGCGGGCAGGTTCCCCTGCGATGTCTACAGCGTGCACTCCGCGGCCCTTGCCGGGGAGTTTGAGGAGCCATTCACGCGTCTGCTCGATCAGGTTGTAGGCGTCGAGTTCGTTGGCGCCCCACGAGTAGATGATCAGGCGGCGCCGTGCGAGTACGCGGGCTTTGGTTCCCGAGTATCTGCTAGAGATTGGCGCTGAATCGATCGTGATCAGCTGAGCTGGGCGCGTTTTCGGGACATCAGTGGAAACTCGGACGGCCATGTTTTCGTCCAGCCAGTCCTTGACTACCTGGGCGTGGTAGGCGAACATCAGCCAGCCTCGCCGAAGTTGTGTAGCAGTGCGTCGTGCTTGTGGTCGTACCGGATGGCCTCTGCCGTTGCGGCGATAGCTGTTGCCCGGTAGTCGCGCTTATCCAAAGGATCATCGCCTTCTACCGAGACGCGGAAACCGTCTTCCAGTCCCGCTTCTTGATTGCAGGCGTCAGCGACCCGCTGCATCATAGGCACACACACCTTCTCGACGATTTCCTTCGTCAATTCGCTCTGCGCCTTACGATTCAGCCTGAACTGGGCCACTAGCCGGTAACCCTCTTGAGCTCGACGATGACTCCTGGCTTCCAGCCGTGGAATCCACCGTCGTTGTCCCGAGTGCCAACAACCTCATACAGGAGGCCGTTCACCACAAACCGGTCAACGAGGTCCACTTGCATGGACGGCATGGCTAGATCCATCTCAGCCTCATCGCGCGAGGTGTGCCCGTCCGTGTCCTCGCTCCTATGCGGCTGAAAGGCGATTGCCTTCATGGCCTCAGGTGCGCCAAATGATGGGACATCGTTACCCAACGAGTCCTGTGCCACTCCTGCAAAAGGAATGTGCACCACAGGATGTGGAGTCGGAAACCTCACCTAAGCCCCATACCGCTCGGAACTCATCGGCATTGACGTAAAGCCGCTATGAAGTGGGCGCAGCATCATTCGGTCTTGCTTAGACAGCCAGAGGCTTGATCGGCCACCGCCGAAACGGCTAGTCGCTGAGAAGTCCAGGGAGCTAAGCGTGAGAGATTCTGCACCTTCAGGGACATCCGTCGGGCTAGTTAGTGCTCGCGCCGCAACCCGGGAAACAACAAGTCGCACTACGTCCGGGACCTGGTCGGCACCCGTATAAGTGACGCCGAGATATCCCTCGACGAGCACGGATGACTCTTCAAGAATTCCCGGAAGGAGCGCTTCCTCTGCGCCTGTTAAGTCCCGCCCTAGGCGGTCTTCAACATCGGATTGCGACGCGAGCAGCATGTACTAGCTTCCGTCCGGGATAACGGCCGCGACGGGGACCTTGTTGGCACCCATTGATGTTGCGGCGGTGCCCAAAACGTAGGCGTAGCGTGCCTTGAAGCGCAGCGCCACCATGTCGCGTTCTGCGAGGTTGATCGAACCGACGGTGGCCTGGTCGAGCAGCTTGACGGCGATGTCCTGACGCACGCCGATCTTGACTCGTGACGAGTCGACGATCACAGCCGACGCGCTGTCTGCGTCCCATGCACCGTTGCGGTTGAAGTAGGTGCGGAACCCGTTGAATGACTCGTCCCGGAAGATGGGGAAGCCGTTGGCATCACGCAGGTTGGCGACCTGGTAGCGCAGAGCCAGGGACGACACGAGGGTGTCGGGCTGCCATCCGGCCAGTGCGATGGCTTCAGCAGCCTTGTTCGACGCACCCACAAGGTCGTTGGCATTGGCCGTGCCGTCTGTCACCGCGAAGGTCTGGCTCGCGGACACTGCCGCGGGAAGCAGCGCGGGCGAAACCCAAGAGGCGGGCTTGTCGGTTCCGAAGAACACTGCTTCGTCCAGCTTCTTGCCGATGGCCTGGCCGGCCAGGCGGGCAATCTCGCCTAGGACGTTCTCGGTAGCATCGTCGATCACGTTCTCGTGAACCGGGATAATTACGGCAATTTCCTCGGCCACAAGCGTGCGGTCAGCCCACGTGACCTCGGACTGCGGCTTGACGCCTTCGGATTCAGTGGCCGACTCACCGACCCAGTCCGCTTCGGGCAGGGTTGCCAGAACCGGCAGGTGGGTGAGCTTGGTGCCCATGTTGACAGTGCTGAACGCAGCGAGAGCAGTGGATGCCTCGGTCGAAGCGTTCAAAAGGTCCGAGGCGTACGCCTCTTGAATGAGGGTAGCGACCTCGGCGCGAGAGATGTCAGCCATCTCAGCCTCCTAATTTGTTGTACTTCCGCCGAGGTCGTTCCTCGCGCGGGAGATTGCTAGTTCCCCGCACGCATGCGCCGCAGCTGTTCTGCGGCATGAGCTTTCGGGGAAAGGGCGGTACCGCCGTTCGCGGCTGCACCAGACTTGAGGCCACCACCGGAGGTGGCCGTTGTAACCTTCTTGGGTGGGGGCGCATTCTTATCTCGCCAGGCGATGAGTTCGTCTGCACCTGCCTCGAGTTCTTCTCGCGTGCGTCCGATTAGGGATGACGCCGGGACACCCTTTTCAGATGCGACCGCGGCTCGCAGCGACTCGAGTTCAGCTTTTTCCGCACGCTTCTCCGCTGCATCGGCCCGTTCGGACAGTTTTTGCAGCTCGCTCTTGTTGGCGGCCTCGATTTCGTCGAGTTTGGCCGCCTTGGCTTTCAGTGCGTCGTAGTCGGAGAATTTCGCTCGCTCGCGCCCTAGTCGTTGCGCTAGGCGCTTGTCGAATTCTTCTTGATTGGTTATTGGGTCGAACTTTGACTCAGGTTCACGCCCCTCACCCTCTTGGGACTCGGGAGTAATGCCTGATTCGTGTTCCTCCACTGCTTCACCCATAGGGGTGCCTCCGTTTATGCTCGTCAGCGACCGACCATTGAGCGCTGGTCGTGGGCGCCTTCATCACTGCTGCGATGGAAGTTCTTGTGTGGGTGGCGGTACGGGATGTTGTTCGTTCTGCCGACCTTCTTGCATGGCTTTAGATATGGCCTGGATCTGCTGCTGGGTGAATCCCGGAACCGATGTGAGCATCAGTTCAATGGGTATGCCAGTTGAAGCAAGTTTCACGATTCCATCAACCACGGTTGCGAAGGAACGCGCCTCCGTATCGCGCCAAACTACTTCTGCCGCTGAGTCATCGGCTGTCTGCGCATCACCATCCATTGATGCGGCGATTCTGAATACTTGTTCCCATGACTCACCGAAGGAGTCGCGCTTGGCAGACAGCTTGCGCTGCATGGTCGCTTCCGCTGCTGCCAGAGCATCGGCGGATACGTTGATCATCTTTCCCGTTACTTGAGACGGGGAGATCCCCGCTGTCATCGCGACATGCTCAACCATCGATGCAAGGAGGCTGTTGTAGCCGTCCATCGATGCAGCTGGGAAACTCTTGGCGTCGACACCCTCATCTTCAAAGGCCCAGACACGCATTCCCGAGGCTTTGAGTACTTCCTCTTTAGTTCCGGCCCATCCTGTGATTACCTTCTGCGGGAAGGCGCCGAAACGGCTGACGATCAGCCGGTCGAAGTTGACGTTGTTGATCGTCTGCTGTGCCTGAATGAGCGGTGCAACCTCGCCTACAATCCAATCGTCGGCATCCCGGTTATTGACGAACCGCACAACAGGACACACCGGCTGCCCCTCGAGGGTGGCACCGTGTTCGATCGGATCCTCGACCTCACGGATAGACAGTGGCAACAAGGCCAAGTCGGGAGTTAGTTGGCCCGCGGTGAGTTCCCCTAGATCGAGCTGGTAAGTGTGGGTGCTATCAATGAGGAGCCCGCGGCGATGAGGCTTTGCGTCACGCTGAGTAACCCAGGTTTCGAGCGCGTATTGCGGGCAGGCGTCTAGTGTCGGGTCGTCATATACAGCTAACAGCTGACGCGGGGACCTCGGATGGAATACCGGCCCTGCATCTCCTGGAAGCACCGTGACGTAGCCGGATCCATATGTCAGTGCCGGACCATAGACTTCGGCTTGCCGCGCATCCATTCGATTGCGCTGCCACATCTTCCAGGCTGGGTCATTTTCTTCGGCGGTAGCCTCGCGGTATCCCACCACCGAGAGGTTCTGGGCATACGAATCCCTGACAACACCCAGGACATTCATCACCGATAGCTTGGCCAGCTCTTCGAGTTCGTCACCAGCGCCCTCGGGCACAGTTGGACGGCCACGAAGTCCCTTGACGTACCCGTAGATTCGGTCCAGCCAGCCGAGTTCTTGCAGCTGTAGCGTCCACATGTCGGAGACCAGTTTCTTGATCTGCTGCTCATCAAGCATGCTGCACCTCCTTACGCGAATGTGGCACGGCCGGTTTTCTTCTTGCGGCGCTTGCCGCTATTGAGGACCACTCGAGCGCCCATAATGGCGCCGACCATGCAGACGGCGAGATCGATCAGATTGTTGGAGTCTCTGGTCACTTTTGACAGTGAGACGCCCCATTGATTTGGCCGCTCCTTGGCGGCGTATACGTGGGTCATGAGATGGGGGTTTCCGTCGTGACGGAAGTCGCCGGCTAGCCCTTCTTCATCGATCCACCGCCGAACCATTTCGGCCGCCTCGGTGAACATTTGGTTCCTAGCCATGGCGCCTGGTTGCGCCATTCTCATGTCAAATAGCACGCAGTTGCCGCGCGCATCCCCTGGTGTCGCCCACACCGGCAGCTTGTTGCGTAGGTCTTGATGCAGCCGATCGATCATGGGCTGCCAGTAAAGCGCCTCGGTATCGTCATCCTCGGCGGGCGAAGGGTCGATGCCGATCCATTGAACATCGAACCGGTCGATGGCCGCCCGTATCTGCGCCTCGACCTCACCCCGCGGCGCTAGCCACCGCTGCTTTGTTTGATCCCACCCCTTTGGCTTCTGCCACACGCATTTATCCCCGGGCGCGAAGGCGTACATGTCATCCAACCGGCACGCGTAGAGCCCAGTTGCGTCATGCGATTTCGAGCAGTCGACGAACAGTGCAATCTGATCACCGTCGTTGACAACCTTCTGTTCAGCTAGCGCCGCGAAGCAGTCCGGCTGTATCCAGGCGTCCTCTTCGGTGGCCAACCCGTTGAGGTAGAAGCGGATTGAGTCGGCCACTGACGTTCGATCATCGGCCATCTCATCAGATTTCCGCTGAATGTCGTTCCAGTCAGCATCGAGGTAAGCCTGGTTTAGCCCCCGGAACCTACCCGGTTCGGTGAGGATGTCGAACGGGGGCGCAGCTTCGATTGAGTGGTAGAGGATGTCGCGCTTGCCGCGGTATCCGGGAGCCTGCTGCTTCTGCCAGGCTTTGAAAGCCTTTTCGCCCTCAGTGTCACTACCCTGACGGTGAGCGTTGGTGTACTCGCACATGCGTGCCTGGATGTAAGACGGCGACTTTCCGACATTCCTTCGAGCCATGCTGGCAACACGAGTGCCACCATTTGACTTCGACATGTGGTGGGTCTCATTGAGAGCAACGAACGTAGCTGGGTCACCTTCGCCGGATTCCTCCGCGGAAGGGGGGATCTCGAAGCGCCCACCATTTCCCTTGAGGACTGTTCTCGTTTCGCCACAGTCAAGCCCGTAGTATTCGCGCGCCGCAGCACCCCACATCGCATTGGCGACCCGCAGAACGTCTTTGGACTGCTCTTGTGAGTTGGACATGACCTGCACGAGGGGGAATCCACGTTGGCGGCCAATTGGTCTGCCAGTCTTCTCGTCCCAGTCGTAAAGCTCCACCGGTCCCAGGAGCTCGCTGTTGCACATACCCGCGGCCATCGGGTCCTTGCCGGTGCCCTTGGCGCCGCGCACTATCCCTGACCGATGGGAGAAGCGGCCATCAGAATCGACGTGATACCAGAGGATCAGGAACCTGCGTTGAAAACGAGTCCAGCGCCACGGGGTCCCAAATTGATAGTGAATCAACCCGGGCTCTTCGGTGCGTCCCTCGGACCAGTCAATGATCGCCGGCCCCAGACTGCTGCGCGCCAACGCTTCCCGCTCGTCTGGGTCATCCGGCCATGGGAGGGTCAGCCACGCGCCCGTCTCTGGGTCGACTCGATATCCAGGAAGTAGTAGCTCAGAGGTCCCGGTAGTCTGCAATGTTCGTCACCCCGGCATCCGAATCGCCTACCGTAGTTGGCGCCTCGATGTACCGGATCCGTAGGTCGCGTAGGTAGTCGAGAGTTGTTCCAAGCACCTTCTCTCGGTTTCGGAGCTCGGTGGCATGGCGCGTCTCCCCCTCATGCACCAGCGCGGCTAGCTCTATGGAGTCGAGCGCGAAGTCCCATTCCGCAGGCCCCCACAGCTTGCAATGTGGCATCGCCCGCCACGCATTCCACTTCTGCTTCGTGCGATCCGGCCAACGCCGACCATCGGCACGAAAGTCGGGTAGATCCTGGCCGCCCTCAAACGGCACATTCAGTACCTCGGTCCAATCATGTGTCGGCTTGTGGCGATTCACCGCCTGGCCAGCGGGCTTCGCCTTACGACCCGCTACAGGCATACGAAACTCCTAAGTGAAAACGGTTTGCATTTCACACGGACAGGCAGACGAGTGGCTGGCCGATGTCCGCGTGCTGGTCGAGGGGGTCATCCCCCCAGGGTGTCGCTTGGGTGTATTGGTGGTCTGCGTCGTCCTGGGTGGTGACGTAGGGTCGCGGTGGTCTTTTGTCTGTGGTGGTCGTGACATAGGGCTTGTAGGCGTTCTGGGTTGTCTCCTAGTGCCTTGCCGTCTATGTGATCGACCTCGGTGGCTGTCCGTGTGCATCCTGGCCATTGGCATATGTGGTCCGCTCGCTCAAGTGCTTGCGCTCTGGTCTTGCGCCATGCTCTTGTGCTGCCGCCGCGCCATGCCTTGCTAGGCAGTAGGGCCTCCTGCGTTGACCTTTCGCCTATCCGCTCGTGCACGCTCTCTTCTACATGTTCGACATACACGACCCAGTCCACTTCTCGTCTTCACTAGGCCCGTGTTCTCGGCGGTGTAGCTGTGTCCTTGTGGGCATTCGGTTTTACGTGCACATGACTGCGTGCCGTGCTTCACGCAATCGCGGACATTGGCGGATGCCGTGTCGTATCGCAGGTTCCCTGCAGTGTTATTGGCTTTGTCGCCATCGTTATGGCAGACCTGCAGGCCGGGGGGCCGTGGTCCAATGAATGCTTGCGCCACAAGTACATGTACGGACCGCCTGCCGGCCATACCTTGTATGGATAGGTTAACTCGCAGATATCCCTGATTGCTCACTGCTTGGGCAAGGATGACGCTCGGGAACCGACGCATGTAGGCACCCCAACGGTTCACGCATGGAATGCTTCTCTCAACACTCCTGACGCGACCCTGGTTTGAAACTTCATACCAGCCCTCGTAATCAACTACTGCGCGCCAGACTTCATTCGTGCCGATCATTAGCTCCACCTATGCGCTAGCAATACTCAAGATCAACCCAGGGTCCGTGCCAGCCTTCGCGCGTCCCGACACGATGCGCCCTGCGTGCCGCATTTCGCGAGGGTCGACCGCCGATAAGGGATTCTCCGTCTTGATGCTGACAAAGACTCGGCCATGTGTATGCGATGCGGTGCTCTTGGTCTCTGGCCCATGTGGTGATGGCGTCATCAATGGGCATCTCAGGTAGTGCCCCGAGCAGATCCGGTACCAGGGTGGTGCGGATGCAGTAACCCACTGCGTGTAGTAGATGCTCGGATACCAGCCAGGGTGAATCAGTTTGGTCGGCTTGGGTTGTGGCGCGTTGTATGCCGCGCTGCCACAGGCGCGGATAGTTGGTCCCCAGATACAGGGACACGATGTCACAAGGGGAGGCGGTGAGTGCTGCGTCGAGCTGTGTGCGGAAGTCGTCTACAGGTTGGGCGTCATCCTCGAGCACCACTACCCACTCGGTAGGGCTAGTGGATAGCCACTCAAGCACATGGCGGTGGTTGCCGTTGCAGCCCTTAGATCCGTTGTCTAACGACAGGAACGCTGCACCTGTAGCTTCCATCAGTTCATGTGCAGCAGCGGCTCGCTTGTTGTGGGCGACAATGCCGATGCGGTAGGTTAAGCCCACCAAAGCCTCTGCATCTCATGGTGCCAATCCACGCCAGATAGGTCTGGCTCAAGGAAGTGGAAGGTCTTTCCATCCTTGGGCCATCCCCGAATCACGGATATCGGCTCGCCCCGCGATACTTTCAGCATCCGATCCGCCAGGGCATGGTTAACCACTCGTCGCTGGAGCTGGTTCATGCGTTCGTCGGGCCTCATGAGTTGAACTCCGAAGCGAGGGCGTCGTAGGCGTCCGCTGCGTCGAGTAGATGTTGCGCGACCTCGCGCGCACCAGCGCTGTCGCCGTAGTAGATCTCCCCGCCACACCCGTCGCTTATCACTGGGTAGTACTCACCATCACACCGGAGCTGGTTCAATTTGTTGCGTGTTGCGATATAGACCCTGAACGGTCCAAAGTCGCGCGGCCAACCTTCCATCCCTCAATTATCCTGCGGTTCTGGACAATCTGCGGTGTCTAGCGGGTTAGAGGGGCAGGCGCTCAACCGAAGACAAGCGCAGTGTGGTGGCGCTTGTGGCAGCGGCGAACCGGAACGGCTCGATGCGCTGGTTGGTCTTGCGGTTGTAGACCACGTTCGTGAAGTCCACCCGGTACGTCAGCTCGGGCAGGGGCCCGATGGCTTCGGTGTTGGCGAGCAGCTTCACACCCGGTGTGGAATCGAGAGTCTTGAGCACGCCGTCTTCCTCGATGCGGCCAATGATCGGCTCCAAACGCACCGTGGTCGGGATATCGGAGATGGTGGCCAGCACTTCCTTCACCGAAGGTGTGAAAGTGACAGTGCCGGAAATCATCTTCAGATCCGGCTCGCTACCCTCATCGGACCCGTCAGAGACGATGGCCTGATAGGTGTCGGCCACAGTGAAGTACACGAAGGCTGCCATTAACCGTTCTCCCTTCGCATCTCATCAGCGAGGTCTTCTAGACGCTTATGTTCATCGGCCATCGCTTTAGCGCGGCCACCGACAGGATCGAAAGGCGGGGTACGCCAACCACACGAGCAGGCACCGCCCTTGCGGGTCTTCCCGCCGGGGAGCATCTGCTCAAACGTTCCGACGATGTGGGAGTTCACCCACTCCGCCAAGGTGTATTGGGTGCCGTCGGGGCCGGTGATGAGATGATCGGCCATCACACACCCCCTGCGGTGAGTTCGCGGATACGTTCAGGTGTTGTCGCCTGCCGGTACAGCTGGTAGCGGGCCTTGTTACGTTCAGTGGCGGCACGATCAGCGTCGGTCAAATGATCACCACTGGCACCGGGCAGGTGGTACAGGTGATATCCCGGTCCGTCTATGAAGCGCGTTGGGCCGCAGCACACCTCAAACGCTCGGCACATCGCGTCATCGTCATACCAAGCACCCTCAAACGACTCGTCGTATTGACCGATGAGTGAAAGCGATTCCCGGGAGACGACATTGACGGCCCCGATCGACTGACGGTCGCCGCGGACCTGATGCGATACAGCTTCTTCTGGCTCTAACTTAAGGTCTCGGACGCGAACCGAGTCCTCGGGGGTAATGGCCATGAAGCGTGAGAACGGAACGACTAAACCTGGCGCCGACGAAGCCTGCGCGACCGCTTCCCGAATCTGGAGAGCGTCGACCAGCAGATCTGATTCGCAATAGACAAGTACGTCGGCGTCAACCATGTCGGCACCGCGGTTATATGCGGCGGATCGGTTGAACGACTCATAGCCCGAGCGGCCGTCATCAACAACATGGATGCGATACAGCCCCTCCATGCCCATCAGGACGCGCCGCAGATTGGCGGGCCGGTTTGGATCCTTACCGCGGTCTCTGAATGGGATGAGCACGGCAATGTTCACGCAACCGCCTTTAGTTTGAGCGCAACCTTTGTGCCAGCTCGTCGAGTAGTGCTTGGACGCTCGTCTTATCGGTGCCCACCACAACAGCCTTGTGCGCTTCGGCTGAGTATTCGGTCATTTCGGCGGCGGTGAATTCTCCCTCGCGCCACTTGGCCTCACACCTCACTACATCCTCATACGTGTGTGCTGGCGTTTCGATTGGGTGGCCCATCCACTCGCGCGACTCGTTGATCCGCTCCTGTTGAAGGTTGGTGCGGCGCTGGCGTTCATATTTACCCACCCACACGAGGGTGGTCTTGGGCAGGATCTCTAGCTTGACTCTGTCTGCGCCGAATTGTTGCAGGGCTTCTTGATACTCGGCGTCGACATTGTCGACTTGGTAGAGCACTCCCCTATGCGCACCCTTTTCGGATAGATGCTGGATGGTGAGCATCGCGACCGGAGGCTTCGGCGGAAGGGGCGGTTCCGACGACCGCTTGGCATCGTTCTTAGCCTTTATCCAGCGCTCTACTTCGGCTGGGTCAACTTCCGTGCCGTCAGGGCGTTCGATGCTAACCCAGTTAGAGCGCTCGGAATACTCATCTACGCCCCACGCGTTTTCAAATGCGGCGTCTTCACTATCTTCAAAATCATAATCCAGCGAGCCGCCAGGACCGCGCGACCACACTACCCAGCGCTTGGAATCTTCTGACATGCTTCAATTTTACCGCCGCGCAGGTGCCTTCGCGGTGTTCACAGGTACTCCCCTGCGACCTTCGCGTAGCCTCGGCGCAGCCTGTCCCACTCCCCTATGGGGAGCGTCTGCGGCCCAAACGATAGGTGCGACACCACAAACCCTCTGTGGATGACTCGGGTCTGCATGTTGGCTGCGCCTTCGTCGCCGATCTTGAATCCGGGCGGCCAATCCCTGCCGGCGATATGGGCAGGCGAAGGGGTGTCCAGTAGGGCCGCTATACGTTTCAAGGTGAGATGGTCGAGCCCGATGCAGTTGATCGACAACCAATCCGTCGTGGGGATTACCTGGTTGGGTTGAACGGTCATATCCCGCCAGTGGGTGAGGAAGTGTACGTGTGACATGTGGGCGTAGTCGCCGGACATGTGCACATCCAACAAGGGGATGTGCAGGTTCTCGAAGCCGCGCCAAATCAGCGGCTCTAACCATGTTGAGGCGCCGTTGTTCACAGTCAGCGCGGAGACAACACTTCCCCGGTTGTTGTCTATCGCCTCAAGGTATTCACCGAAGCGTGCGGTCTCAAAGAACACGTCATCGTCATCGACCTTGACGAACAAACAGTCCCGGTATTCGGGTTGGGCGTAGTGCCACCACACCTTGTTGAAACCGGTCCAGTGGCATCCGCCGTGGAAGTCGTTGCGGACGGTGATCCGCTCGCCCGTGATGGTTTGCAGATACTCCGCGTCCTTGGGGTCGCGGGCGAGGTTCCAGATGTCGTATTCGACGTTCGGATGCTCAGCCAGGATGCGCTTGATGTACGGGACCTGAAGTTGCATATTGGCTTTACGGCCTGCGAACACAAAGAGGATGACTCGCAACACAACTCCCTAGGTGATCCGAATCGCCCAAGCCTCATGCGAATGCCCAACCACACACCAGTTGATGCCGGTGCGGTCGGCGTACTCTCGCCAGGCTTTCATCTCGTGGCCTTCGCAGCCGTCGTAGCCGTGCCACTCATCAAAAACGACATAAGTTCCAGGCTTGAGCTGTAGGTGCTCCAAAGCTGTTGCCGTGGACGAGTAAAGGTCGCAGTCGATGTGCACCAAACCGCACTCGGGGAATGTGAACCCTGGCAGGGTGTCGGCGTACCGACCTATCACTAGGCGAGTGTTGTTGATGGCTGGTGGTTTATGCGCGAACGACCCCTTGGGGAATCCGTCGCGCCAATCCTCTGGTAGGCCGGTGAAGCTGTCGAACCCGATCACCGGCATGTGCTCGGCAATGATGCGGGTCGATTCGCCTTTACCTACCCCGAACTCCAATGCCGCACCGGAAGGTCTCAAACCGACTACGTGCCGCAGAAGCGAATAATGCTCTACGGGCGGGAAGTATGGGCCTAACTGGTAGTCCTGGACGCCTTCGCCTTCTCGGTAGGGAAAGTATGGCCATGTTGGGTGCTTGTGGCCCCAACGGTTTCCGTTCGCCTCACACATCCGGGCACGCTCGGGAAGCTCAAACCGGGAAGAACCCGTGCGGTTTCCCTCGGCTTTATCCCGGGAGTAGATCAGGTTGTGTGATCCGCGGACATCAGCGAACGGCCATCGCGTCAACCCCGCGTCATGGATTCTCTGCGACCAGTCGACGTGTTCGCCGCCGTGCGCCCCATATCCGATATCCATGCCGCCCACCGCGTCGATCACTCGACGCTCGGCATACAGGAGAACCCCACGGGGGAATCCGATAGCGAAATGCTGCTCGTCTTGGTGGGTGACGCTGTGTCGGCCACCGCTGGGCCACTGGAACGACAGATGCGGTTCCGGCGACTCAACATAGGGCTTCCACCACTCGTCTGTCGTGGGCCACACATCATCGTCGGCGAGAAACAGGTGGTCGCACCCCAAGTCCATAAGCTCGGCGATGCAACGGTTTTTCGCCACCGCTATCCCCATGGGTGATGGATGGTGAACAACACTCACGCTAGGCACTCGATGCACTGGGATACCCCGCCAGCCTTCAAGGCATAGCGGCTCGTCGCTGCCGTCGTCCACAACAACAATCGGCACATCAGCCGACGTGTGCTCGATCCAATGCGTCAACGCGTTGAGGAGAACATCCCTGCGGTTGTGGGTGGTGATCGCAACCCCGAGCACTAATCCTCCACGTCGCAATGCGGACAGGAGTCATACCGCAGGCGGCGCCCGCAGTACTCACAGTGCTGCACGGCCATCTGATCTCCCGTTTCGCCTGTACCCGTCAGGGTGGAGGTCTACGATCCGCCAATGATCAAGATCGCAGCTGCAGCCGCCGTAGCGGCCAGTATTGTGTTTGCGCCCGCGGCATACGCGGACGATGACGCCTACCTGGACGAACTGTCCGGGCAGGGCTTCCAAGTGATGTGGCAGTCCCGGCCATTCCTACTGGCCGCCGGGAACGGGATGTGTAATGACTTGCGCAACGGGGAAACCCCGGAACAAGTCGCCTCGCACTCCAACTATCCGAACGCGACACCAGCCAATCTGCTGGCTATGGCGCGATCGGCGAAACGGAACCTATGCCCGTAGGCTCACGGTCTAGCAGGTAGTCCATGCGGCGAGTACAAACCAACTCTTCATGGAGATCACCCTCCGTACGGGCTATACGTAACCGCTGCAACGCTTCCAGAATGCGGAGCTGGTTAGCGGTCAGGGGCACGGTTAGAACCAGGTATTGAGAATGTCTGAAGCGGCGGCGTCCATCGCACGGAGCACGTCGCTGTACGTCGGCCAGATTTCCGGGTACTCGCCCAACGGTTGACCATCAAGCATGATTGCCTCCCAAAGGGATTCAGGCTAGTAGATCAGATTCGGATACGAAGCGCTGCGCCAACTCGCGCACGCCCGCTTCGCCGTACATCGTCTTGTCGATCAATCCGCTACGCACTTCACAGAAATCGAAGTCGGCCGTGTCATACGGACCGTAATACAGCAGGGCCACTCGGTAAGTCGGATGTGCGCCGGTTCGGTCGCGAGTCAGTTCGCGGGTAATTAACCACGAGTAGTACTCCGGCAGCTTAGGTAGTGGGATCTCTTCGTCGCCAACAATGATTGGCGCGTCGGCACCCCATGCCTGCTGGAACAAGTCTTCCGCCATACCTCAATTATCCCGTGTTTCAACGGGATCAGCGGTGTCTAGCGGTAGTTTCCAGCCGTCCACGGCACATGGGTTGTGGCACCACGAGCAGTCGCCCTGCTTATCAACGAATATCGCCGCTACAGCCTCAGCTATTGGCGACAGCTTCAAAGTGTTTAGGACCACTATCTCTTCGTCGCCACACGGCCCAACGCTGTACTTCGATTGCCGCTCCAACTCAGCTTCGATGACACGCCAAATGTTGGCGATTAGCTCGTCGTCGTAGTCTGCGCTCATCCTGGATTCCGTACGTCGTCTATCGAATCGGGGCCGAACAAGCGGCGGCGCTCAGTGGGGCCCTCAGCCTCCAGTCGACGCACCTTCTCGATCATCGACTCGATGTAAACCCGTTCATACGTTGCGATAGCGGCGCTTAACTCTTCATCCGATGTATCAGAAGGATCGAAAGAGAGGCCGAGTTCACGTGCCCGGTCTATATGGGCTTGAGATGGTTCAGTCATGCGTCTCTCCACTCGCCCCGTGGAACCTCTTGGTAGAGTCGCTGAACCTTGGCCCCTTTTGGAACATCTTCGCGAGCTTCGTTTTCGCTAGATGTCTCGCAATACAGGGTGTCGTCAGCTTTCACCACGCGCCACCATCGAGTGGGGCGCCATTCTCGCTTAGCCATCCCTCAATTTTACCGAGCTACAGCGTAAGTCGCGGTGTCTATTCAGGTGTGAGGGTGTAGCTTTCACCAGTCTTAGAGTCGGTGATGGTGGCTTCTATGGTTCCGTTGATGCGTTGTAGTCGCGCCCACACATGCTCATCGAGTTGGATGGAGCCCTGGGGCATACCGTCGCCCAGTCCCAGCCACATGGTTCGGGAGGTGTGCCGGTACTCGCGGTTTTGGTAGGTGAGTACCGCTGTGACGGGTCCATCACCTTCGATACGGTATGACACCTTGTCGAACATGTGTTCGATAGTAGAACGGGGAGGCCGCAGGGGCAAGTGGGTCACCAGTCCCGTACGACATCCAGCCATCCGTCTTTACGCTCACGCAGCCGCTCGCCCAACTCCAGCTTGTGTTCACGCTCGCGGTCGTAGGCCGGGGGTTTCGGATCGGGATTCTGGGTGTACACGTAGACCTCCAAGCCCTGGGAGATCCAGTACTTATGCCCCCAATCTTGAAGCCACCGAATAACTCCCAGCACCGAGTCCGGGTTAGTTGGATCCCACAGGGGCGACGAGGCGGGGGCAGCCGGAGAATCGCTCACGTAAACATCCGCATCGTCCATGCAGTCAATTCTACTGCTGACAGACGGCGCGGCGCGGTGTCTAGCGGCGCCCGAACAGGCTGCCGAGAATGTCGATGGGGTTGGCCGCTTTGACCACTCCCCTGATCTCCGAACCGAGCTGGCCTAGTTCAGCTTCCGCGCTACCGGCGATCCTGTCGGCTGTGGTTTCCACAGTGTCGGCCACACGGTCGGCTGCACGGTCCACTACCTCACCGAGTACTTGAAGACTGCGGTCTATGAGTTTGTCGGCGATGTTGTCGGGGATCTTCTTGTCCAATACCCGGAAGAACGCGTTGCCCAGTGCCGCAGCCAGTAGCGGCCAGAACTTATCGAGCATCTCGCCTCGCTTGGACGGCCTGTTGCAGTTGGTCTAGCGCGGTACGGATTTCCGCATGGAGGGCTTCCCGGCGCTCGTTGTACTCGTTGACCACCTTGTTGTAGCGGTCAATGGACCGGTTCAGCAGCCACAACAGCACTCGCGGGCCTAACCAGATGACCAGCATCAGCGCCAGCGTCACCGCTATCGCCGACACAAAGAATGTGTTCACTCGGATACTCCCGAATCTTGCGGCACGCTCACGATCACCTGTTCTGTCCAGCTTGTTGGGTCGTTCTCGGGATCTACTCGACACCCTGTAGAGCAGGGGGCGTAGCGGATACGGCCACAGGGGATGCAGCAGCGGACACGAGACAGAGGCATGGGAACCTCCGGGAATGAAAAGACCCCGCCCTAACGAGAGGACGGGGTGGGGACTATGTGGTGCTGGTTAGGCGTGTTTTTGAGACACGTGTAGCACGCGTTCATTGTCGCGCATCTTGGCTCGAATTACAAGGGTGTGATTTGTCGGCGAGTCTATGCAGAGTGATAGCGTATGCGCTATCATTGGTGCATGGTCAGCAAGGTAGACAAAACACTCGCCCAGATGCGGGAACTACGCAGCATCTCATACGCTGACCTACACAAAGTGTGCGTCCACCACTTCGGCGAACCACGCCAAAACGGCACCAGCCACGCAGTGTTCCGCACCCCATGGGCCGGTGACCCCCGCGTCAACATCCAATCCGACAAAGGCAAAGCCAAGCCCTACCAGATCAAACAAGTCCTAGCGGCAATCGACAAACTGAACCAGCAGAAGAAGGAGGACAGCAAGTGAACCACTACACCTACCGAGTTCAATGGTCACCCGAGGACAACGAATACGTCGCCCTGGTGGCCGAGTTTCCGTCCCTGTCTTGGCTGGACCCCGATCCCGCACAAGCCATCTCAGGTCTTGTCTCCGTGGTCGAATCAGTACTCGAAGACATGAAGCAAACCGGCGAAGTCCCACCTACCCCACTTACGGAACGCACCTACAGCGGCAAGTTCCTTGTCCGCGGATCCTCAGCGCTGCACCGGCAATTAACGATCGAGGCAGCCGAAGAGGGAGTGTCCGTGAACCAGTGGGTGGTCCATAAGCTAGCCGCGCCGGGAAGTTCCAGCGTCCCTCCCGAGTCTCTTCAATACGCCTAACGTTTGGGCTAGCCCAAATCTTTCGGCCGCACAGCGTCGTGCCACCGAAACATGAGGCCCGACACGTCGGCGGAAGTGACCGTACCTGTTGGGTCCCAATTGATCCCAGATGTGGACGAGACGCCGCACCCATATTCGTCGCCCACAACGTCGATTCTTAGATGCTTGCCGTCAGGAGTTTCAATGCTGATGAACTCGCGCCACTCAGCGTCATAGAACAGGCGTGCAAGCTGCACTAGCCGCCACGCTATCCAACGACGCACACCCAACTCACGAATCATTCCAAAACGCCTTCCGGGAGCGGACATTCCAAGACTGCCGCGAGGTGCATGAAGTATTGCGGCCCCCACGTGTAGTGGCAGGCCTGGCAGCTGCAACCTTGTGCGGTGAGTTGCAGGGCTGGCTGGCGGACGTTCTCGCCGGCTGAGTCACGGCGGTACACCCAACGTTTTTGGCAGGCTGGGCAGGGCGCGGAAACGGTTTTGACGGGTTCAGGGTTGAGGAGGTGGTTGATTCTGTTGCACCAGTTTTCGAGGCTGTTGCTGTAGCCGTCCAAGGTTTTGGTGTCTTGGGGCCGCCACGTTTTCAACGATTCGAGAATCCTGAGCCGCCTGACCGTTTCGGGGGTGGGCGGGTGCGTCAGGTCGCCGTCGAACACACCCGGATCAGACTGCCACTGCTTGACTTCCACATCGATTTCGTTGCGTAGATCGAAAGCGTCGGTCCAGATCGGGGGCTGAGACTTCGCCACCCCCATAAACATTCCGCTCCCCTCCACCGACTCCACCGCGTCACACAACGACGCATACAGCGGTTCAGCCCATTCCTTGCGGCCCTCCACGATCTGCAACTTCGGATCAGTCAACGCGGACACACCGTCACGCAACTTCTCCAACGCACCCGGAAGATCACCATCCGGCTCAACAGGTACAGCAGTCATTCAGGCTCCCTCACTGAGGATCAGGCGGCGGAAGTTGTCCCAGAATCCGCCCCGGCGCTCAGTTGGTTCGGTCGCAGGAGGGTCTGAACGTAGCCCTGATCCGTATACGCGGGCCGCGTGATGGGTTTCTGCGGCTGCTATGGCTTCGGATTCGCTGTTGCCCCAGTAGGCCCGATAGATGTTGGCGTCACACTCTCCGTCGTGGATGAAATACGCTTGCCATCCCGGGCTTCCCAGTGAGTAGTAGGCGACGATGTAGTGCCCTCCTTGACCCCTTGCGGACTTGACGTGCTCCACCAGTGAGGACCTGCGTGGGTTCGATTCCCATTCCAGCGGGAGTCGAGGACCGCGATACTCAACGCTTTCCGATATTTTCGGCTTACGACGACCGGTCATTCTTGTGACCATTTGCAGCAGCTCATCATTTCCCCACATCAACTCCACAACTAGAATCAAAACAAACGTAAACAGGGCTGCCACGGGCAAGAACACGAACGTGACGAATAGCGGCAACCACCAGTAGGCGGCATCCGGGCCGAATAGCAATCCAACACTTGCTCCACCAATTACTAAGAGGACCAAGCTGACTGGTGGACCCCACTCCCGCATGTGGCGACGCCGTGCACTCTCGTTCCGTTCCCTACCCCCGCTCACAAGGCTTCTCCGTTCGACGGTGGATCGTTCTCTGCCATATAGCGTTCCCAGGCGGCGGCACGAGCAGTAGCGGCACGGTGGGCAGCTGCGGCAGCCTTGGCTTCATCCGGCGAATCACCCCTATAGATGGGGACTCCTATCAACCAGAGCTTTTCACGCCACTCGCAGATCCACTCCTGCTCATCAGCGTTATGCACAACGTGGATAACCACGTACATCCCAACCCCCGAAAGGGCGGCCCAGCCTGTTGAACGATGATACGGCTCCCATTGCAGCGGTTCAGCACTCAACTCTCACCACCTCCGCGTGGTGGCGACACGATCTCCGATATGTCCAGCTGGTACTTAGGTTTAAACTCTTCATGTAGCAGCTGATACAGGTCTCGGGCCTGTCGATCGGTTAGGTGGACATCAACCAATCCGCAAAATGTCAGCGTGTACCGGGTGCCGCTTACGAGATCTATACGGCCCAATCGGGACATTTCCATACCTCAATTATCCTCCGTTTCAGGACAAGTCGCGGTGTCTAGCCCGCTTTCCTTTCCTGGTTCCACCTACGCCTGTCCTTCAATGACAACTCCCCGTAGATACCGTGCTGGTCGTGTACCTCTATCGCGAATTGGAGGCACTGCAGTTTGACGGGGCAGCCATGGCAGATTTCCTTGGCCCGCTTACATTCCCGGCTGCCGCCCTGGTCCGGAAACCACCACTCCGTAGGGAGCCCACGGCACGCTGCTTCGTCCTGCCAGGACAGGTCGGCGACCAAACCGGTGAGGCATCCAACAATGTCTGCGGCAACACTTCCCCCGGCTACCCAGTCGGTAGGGCTTGAGTGCGTCATCAGCTGGCCCTCCCCCGCTTCATCTCCATCCGCTCATGGGCGGTGACCCCACCGAAAATCCCGTACTCTTCATTGGCTCTGAAGGCGTATTCCAAACACTCGGCAGCGACGGGGCATTGAGCGCAAATAGCTTTCGCGGCTTTGGCCATCGTCCTACCGGGACTACCGGGGGTTGGGTAAAACAGCTCGGGATCTGTCTCTGGACATAGGGCGTACTCTGTCCAGGGTTCGTGGTTGATGGACCAGATGTCGGCGCCACCGTCTATGATTCTTGGTCCGGGGTGAATGTTTCGCACTAACGCCTCCAACGTGTCTCATGCGGCCAATGCCTTGGTTTCCCTAGATCCCCCTGCCCATCCATGGCTATCCATCTACAGGGATGTCCTTCTGGGGCACTACAGTCCGGACACACCCGATCGGAGGCCCCGGTTTCGGTGTATGCCGTAGGTTTCCGGCGGCTACCGGTGTCTTGGTAGTCAGTCACGGCTGCATCCCTTGGTTTTTCACCAGATGCTCATTGCAGACCGGGTAGAAGCTGCGGTCGTCATCCATGGCGTATCCGACGGCGGGCTTCTCGCAGGGCGCGTACTCGCCGCGTCGAGTCACCTCTTCGTGGCACGTGACCAGCTTGTATTCCTTCGTCCAAATGCGCGTCTTGTTGCTCATTCGGTCACCGTCCCGCCAGATACCCAACGCATCTCGGGATATGCGGTGCCGGGCTCCCACTCAAGTCCCCCAAGGGCTTTATCCACCTCAGCGGAGTATGCTTCGGCCCGGCGCTGCGCGAACAGCTCATCCGGGTATCGCATGTCGGCGTAGATGAGTGGCTTCAGTACTTCCGCTATGAGCTTCTGTGCGTCGGAAGGTTCGTCACTCATCGCTCTAGTTCCTCTGTCACAGGACAACCACGGACACAGGGAACGCGCCCGGTGTGTTCTCAGTTACGTCCCGCCAGGTGATCCGCCACTCAGGGGCGGGCTCAACCGTGACTGCCCACAGATGCCTTATATCCCCTTCGCTGAACTCCACCTCATCGGGGTCATACCACCTGAGTATTTCGATGTGGTATTCCCTTAGCTGACTTACGAATTCTTCATCTCGGTCATGCCCGTAGGTGTAGAACATGTCACAGTCCTCATCATCGGTGAACATGTAGTGGTGCTTCTCGTCGTACTGTGTTTCGAAGTCTTCCGGGGTGAGCGGCGGATAGACGTGTGTAGTTGTCATTGGTTCAGCTCCTCTGTTGCGAAAATCAAGGGGGCTAGGTCGGCCAGCACGACGAGTGCTATGGCGCCAGCTGTCGCCGGTAGTGGCGACTTCTCCAGCTCAGCCACCCAGTGGGCGTGTCTCTCCCGTATCGGTTTCAAAGCCTCACGGACAGCGGCAGTCGCTAAGGCTGAACCGGTCAGGTAATAGCCCGGATGTGGCTGGAATGCCAGCGCCCGTTGTGCGGCTTCGATTGCAGGGTCACTCATCGGTCACCACCAGTCCGGTGCTTCGTCGGGAGTTGGCCAGATATGGCCCGTCTCATCGGTATGAGCCTGTATGTCGGACTCCAACTGATCTGAACTTTGGTCTTCAGCGACCAGCCACAGTCGCAATCTGCGGTGAAGTCCGTGCCGACTTGCACATCGATGAATTGCCCCAGTGGCGTCCAGCCCGCGAGCCCATACATCTCATCGGCTGCGGAGTACCGATCGGGTATGAAGTCGCTCATCTTCCACCTGCCGCGAATGCTGCTATAGCCTCAGCACTAGAAGGGAATCGGCATTGCTTGATCCCGCACTCGCCGTGGCGGTCTACTTGGCAGATCCACCAACCGTCATGCCGCTGCTTATGAATTCGCCATCCTGTGCGCTTCATAGCTTCACCACGTCTTCTATGAGGTCGTGTGGTGCTGTTACTTCGTGCCCGCATGTGGAGCAGCTGCCGCAGCGGAGGCTTTTGATCGTCGTATCCACGAAGTTCCCGATCGTGGATACATGCTCAGCACAGATGAACACTTCAACAGCTGGTCTGTCGCAGTGGTCTACGAGGTGGATGGTGACCATGAAGTCCGCGGGCCTGTAGCAGTCTTGGCATGGGGGTGTGCATTCGATCTTTAATCGGGCTAGGAACGCCGTAGGGGTCTCCACAGTGGTTCGGGGTTGTAGTGACACCACTGGTTGTGGTTTGGGCTGTGTGCGTTTAAACCAGGCGGTCATAGCGGCATCACCCGGAGCGCCGATGCGATCGTGTAACCACAGAGGGCGCAGCGGTCTTTGTTGGTTGCCGCTACCTCCAGTAGTTCCGCTCGGTGGGACTCGCAGAGCGAGATGACAACCAACTCGCACGAGTGGGTCCAGTAATGCGACCAGTGCACCCGGCACACCCACGCCGCCTGTCGATCACAAGCAGGCTGCTCAAAGATGTCGGGCATTTCGCACGGCTGCCCCGGCATATCTCCTACGAGTTCTTTGATGTCTGTTATGGCTTGGGTAGTCACGATGCCGACCTCCTTTGGTTTGTGGCGTCATGGACAAGCTGGAGATTTGGGATGGGCGTCTTGCATTCGCAGTCGGTGACGCCGGAATCGTCAGGGAGGTCGATCCATCCGCTGCCGCCGCAGAGCTTGCAGTTGCGTCGCCGCTCGGCTGCTGCTGTGCGTGCTGCCTTCTCTGCGATTTCAGCCTGGAGTTCCTGTGCCTTCTCGGTGTCTTTGACTCGCTTGCAGCCCCGGCAGTTTTCGTCTTCGGGATTTCCGTAGGGGTGGCGCGCGCAGCGCGGGGCTGTCGACTTGGGCTCTGGTGAGGTTCCCGGTTTTGGTGACCCCCCTAAAGATTCATTCTGAGGAACGAAGAATGAATCTTTCGTTGGGGTTGGGGTTGGGGTTGGGTTGTCGTGTTCCGTCAGCGTTCCTGCAGCGTTCCGAACACCGTTCTTCCCGCGTTCCGAACGCTGTTCCGAACTACGTTCTGCCGCCTGCCTAGCCTTCCAGGCCTCCTTGCGCGCCCTAGCTTTCTCGGCCTTCTCCTCGATTTCCTGACGCGAAAACTGGAACTTCAGGTAGTCGTGGATCAGGTACTCATCGCCGCCAGGTTCGCCGCCGTCTTCGCGGGAATGACATTCCTCGCACCCATGGCCACACTCGTGCCAAAGCTCTGATGCCATCATCCATTCGATGACCAACTTCACCGCGTCATCACCGTCGACGCCAACACCGAAGCAATCCGATTGACTAGTGGTGATACCGATGCCGTCGAAGTCAAGGAAAAGTCGAGCCTTGTTCTTTTTGAAGAATCCGTCCGTTAGGTTCCGGTTACAGAAACCCATCGCCGCGAAGTGCAGCGCCACCCCCAGCGGTCCGACTTCACTGAACTTGTCGTTGTCGTAGAAGTCATCAGAGACGCGTATCCAGCCCATCTACACCGCCTCCTGGTCGTCGCGCTCAAATCCCCCACAGGGGCAGTACCGGTAAAGAGGCTCAAAAGAACCAGGGATAGTGGCTTTACAAGTGCCGTAGTGACGTTGATGCTCATCTAGATCGTGACCACAGGAGCAGGGGTCGCTCATCGCCTCCGAATCACGTTCAGCCGCAGCAGCAGCGGCGAGAAGGGCGGTGCCCATGTACCTAGCCCGGAATGCCCCGATCTGAGACAAGACTTCACTGCCGAGCCCGTAGTCGGTCCACACGTCTCCAACCCTTGAACCGCCCGTGTTGTCCACGCGGATGTCATAGTCGCCGAAGTACAGCTGGCCATCGTCGTCTGGACCAATGGGTTTCGGTAGTTCTACTACTGCGTATCCATTGGCCTTGAGGGCATCTAGGAGTCTCTGCGCGGTGATTTCAGGCGTATAGGGAACCTGTTCGCCTGTCTCCGGGTCGGTCCATACCCACGGCCCCCGTAGCGCTTCTACGAGCACCGCTACTGCGTGCTCATCTTCATTCCCGCTCATGCGCATTCCTTCTTGTCTTCAACAAACCCTCCGCAATCACAAAGGGTCACACCGTCATCCAAAGCCCCGTAACACTCAGCTGCTTGACCGTTATGTTGGTATCTCTGATGACCACAACGGCAGAAGTGGTAAGTAGGCCAAACAGTCACGCGCCCTCCCCGAAATCCAGTGCCATGGTCTGACTCGACAAGCGGTTAGCAATGAGCTCGCAGTACCGCTCCTCCAACTCAACGCCAATCACCTTGCGGCCCAAGTTCCGAGCCGCGACCAATGTCGTTCCGCTACCCGCGAATGGATCGGCAATCACGCCCGGAGGGGCACAATCAACAAGGCTCATCATTAGGCCCAAGGGCTTGGCGTGAATATGATCCGACTGGTCTGGATAGGCAACCAAAATGCTCGTCGTCTCGTTGTTTCTGCGCTCAAAACCTGCTGTGACATAGATAGATTCGTGCCGATACCGCCATGGGCCGCCGTTCATGCCGGGTCGCTTCTTGTCCCACACCAGGCGGTCAGACCATTCTCCAGGGGGGTCAGGCATCCGGGGGCTGCCGAAACACAGTGCGGGCCGGTCGCAACCCCACGCGGCTAGTGCGGCGTCACGGGTTTCGGTCGTTCCGTCGTTGGCGATGGTGAAGCCTTCGGGACCGAGGCCTGCGTTTTGCCTTCGCCCGTATCCACCCTTCGGGTTGTCCGCGCTGAACTGCGTCCCATATGGCGGGTCCATGACGAGCACATCAGCTTCCAGCCACTCGGTGAGCTCAAGGCAATCGCCGTGATACAGCGTCACGAGATCGTCTTGGTAGTAAGGCTTCACGCGGCTTTCCTTTCCAGCTGGCGGCGAAGCGATTCGAGCTGAATCCCCATCGCCGCCGCCACTTCCGCGTCACTCAAACCCGTGCTGCGGTAGTCCTCGTACTTCTGAATCCATGTCGACTTACCACCCGAATCTGGTGTAGCCGAGGGGTCGTCGATGTCGTCTTCATCCCACGCGAACGGCAGCGCCCAACCCTTCTTACGGCCAATGGTGCGCATCCGTTTCGAGGGGCCGGGGACCATCTGTAGCCGGCTGAACAACTCCGCGATCTGCTGCGCCCGCACAACCGACACAGTCCGCCGGTCCAAATGGTTCCCCAACGTGGAGGCGGGTATACCCATCTGCTCCGCCAGCACCGATACAGGCCAACCACTAGCCATCAACGCCCGCAGCCGCCGCACCGTACCCGTAGCATCAATAGTCCCCGACGTACCAAACCTCATTGGTATAGCCAGGATCCGTACCGCCGTAGCCTTTCGCATCTTCGGATACGAACCGTCACGGATCCGATCAATCCCACCCCGGGTCATCCCCGCCAACTCAGCGATCTCGGTCCAGGAATGCCCCGAGTCGAACAGACGCAATAGATGCTCCCGGGCCGCGGTTGGATCCACATAGCCCCGGTCTGACAGCTTGTAGTGCGGATTACACAAACCTCTGCGTCTGTAGATACCGGCCCGGTGGCAGTTCTCGCGCCTACACTTCATGCCGCCCACTCCTCACGAATCGACCCGTCGTCGGCAAGCCACACCCAACGCTCATGCCGGTAAAACACACACTCGAATGCAGGCTCATGCCACTGAGACACAATGAACCCCAACTCGATAGCCCTACCGCGCTCACGCGTCTCAATGAAGGAGTGGCAGCCGCGGCATATCGCCAGCCCATTTGAAACCCGGGCCGTCGACTCCTGGCGGCTACCACCCCGGCCCCTGGGGCGACGGTGGTGATACGACTCCACCTTCTGCACGCACACGTTCGGCCACTGCACTTCACACTCACCCAAAGACCTCTGGAACATCAGCTCTTTGGCTTCAGGGGTGAACTCGCCGGGCTTCATGCTGCAGCCTTCATGTGCTCGAGCATCTGCAGCCCTAGGTATTTCGTATAGGCCGGAGGGATGGCTTCTCGTAGTTCGTCCCGGGTCATCCAGTCGATACCCATCGCTTCCCGGGCCTTACCTACACCGGAGAAGTTCCCCACTACATGCATGAACTCGCCATCTTTGGGTGGGCGGCCCATCTTCGTCACCGCGGCAACATGCTCCGGATGCTCCGGCGCCACTACGGGGATGTTGGATTCGAACAACCGGTGCCGATAGGTCTTCAGCCCGAACATCGCCCCGCACAGCACAACCGGATTGATCAGTGGTGCACCGGGGACGTTCTCGATGATGTAGGGGCGTCCATCCGTTTGCAATAGTCCCCGCACTGATTCCAGGTAGTCGGGATGCTGGTTGCCCTGGATCTTCTGGGCGTTCGTGAACCTCTGGCACGGCGGCGAAGCATGAACTGCGTCGTACTCGTGCCCGAACTCCATCAGGTACGCAAGCGCATCCGCCTGGATGAATCGGAACGGATACCGCGGCTGCTGATCGACATCAACACCAGTGACCTCGAAACCGGCCTGGTGATATCCCATACCGGCACCGCCGGCGCAGCAGAACAAATCGAGGAGCCTAGGCACTAGCAGCCTCCTGCCGCTTCACCTCAATGGCATGAGACTTGATCAGATCACCCAATACGGTCGGGTATCCATCAGCATCCACAGTCGGCGCGGTCGCCATCCGGTGGCCGGCAACCTCTTCAAACAGTGCCTTGAGGCCATCCATGGAGTTGAGGGCTAGCGCCTTCTTGCGGTACTCAGCGACCGTGGGAACCTTCTCCCCGTCAGAAAGCCATTCGCTGATCTGCTGCGCCAACTCCTCACCCGGGAAAGGGATCACCGCTTTGGAGAGGGTGTGGATTCTGGACTTGACCACTGTCAAGGTGTTGTCGTGGTCCAGGTCCCCCACTAGGTCGAACTCGTACTCGATTCCGTCGCGCTGCTCAGGTTTCATACCGACCTTGCGGGGAACCTTCTTACCGCGCTCGTTCTCCTCAATCACATACTCCGTCTTGGAGCGCATGGTCACAACCACATGCCCAGGGAATGCGACCAGGGCGTCAATCATGCGACGCTCTTCGGGGCGCACTTCCTTCCAGCCCGAAAAACTGTTGCCGTTCCTAGACCTTCGGTCTGCCTGCTCGAGCATCCCGTCCACGCCCATCCAGTAGTGCGAGAGGGAATCCACCACCACGCAGCCGTACTCGGCGCCGGCCGCGGTCCCTAACAGCTCGACAAGCGAGAGGGGCGCGAAGCTGTCGGGCTGCACTGTGTCGAACTGCCAGCCGTTCAGCCCCACATACTTCGATGCGCTCCCCCGCTCGGTGTCTACGAACGCAACCCGATCCGACAAGGCGGTTCCAAGGGCCAGCGCCGTGTAGGTCTTGCCGCTGCCACTAGGCCCCGATAGAGCGATCCGGGCGTGGGAGGCTTCCCGGGTCGCTGGCTTGAAAGTGAGCGTCACTGTTCAACCTCCATGTCAATCACGGCAGCATCCAAGGCGGAGGGGCCTTCGAGTGAGAACTTCCCGTGGGCCAATAGCTCCCGGATTACCTGCTCTGTGTGCTCGGTGGGTTTCACGGTCACGTACGGGTTGCCCTCGACCAGGATGATGAGCGGGGTATCGCCGTCGGAGAGCTCACCGGCCTTCTTGAGTTGAGCTAGGAACGCGGGCCTAACCTGCTCGACGGTCTCCACCTCGTCCGGGTGATTAGCTTTCACCCACTCCAGTAGGGCTTTGTCGTCAACAACTTTCGCGTCAGTGCGCACCGACTTCACCGCCCTACCCACAGGCAATCCGTTAGCCCGCCCAACTACCGCGTCCCCAACCTCCATGGAATCCACAAGGTAGGAGCGGCCTTGGTTCTCTTGATCTTTGAGAGCCTTACCCAAGAGTGCGTACATCGCTACATGCGCCACAGCGTCACGGTTATCACTCATCGCAGGTTCCCCTTCTCGTCGTACTCGTCATCAACCCAAAACCAGTCAGGAACAGCAGGACCAGGATCAGACAGACGCCGGTAATCGGTTGCAAGCCAATCTGACATACGGACACCACGAGTCATGAGGGATCACCGAGAACTTCGGTGTACGGCCCGCGTTCGGTTAGAAAATCCAACGTATTAAGCGGGCCGCTTCCGTCATATCCACCATCCGTGTGCCACTCGCGCTCCGCTGGCACGTACCAAAATTTCCAGCCTCGACGATGGACGGTATTTGAGAAAGCGGCTTGCCACGCTGTGCCGTCTCGCGCCTCTTCACAATCCAGGCTCGGAAGTACACGGGGCTTTGGGGTGATCAGTGACCCGGATGGGAGTGGTTCATCGTCAACCCCAGCCAACTCGGGGTCGGCCACATAAGCCGATGCCTGCTCGGGAAACCGTTCTCGTAGCGCCGGTTCCTGTTGTGCTGTTGGGTCGGGTAGAAGCCCATGCTCTGCAAGCAGTTCCTCAACATCGCCGTCGACACACGCTAGTTTGGATAGATCGGAGACCAGCTCGCCGTCATCATCTATTACAACCGTCACTGCAACGCCCGGTCTTGCAAGGCTAGGGAGTGGGCTGCGCCCTCCTGTGTGTCCAACGCCGCGCCACATGTAGCCGTCCCTGCGCCAGAGACTGCCGCCACTGTGCACCACTTGAGCCTTTATCCAGTCGCCAGCGTCCTTCGAGCCAGGGTCGGGTCGGGGCACAATCGGCCCTTCGCCAGGTGGGAACCAATCCAACCCTGCTTGGTCGGGCCACTGATCGGGGCGGATCTGCAGCCAAGAGTCGGCGTCGTTTGTGTCCTTAACGGTCGGCACATTCGGATCGTCATCCAGCCACTTGTAGATCCAAAACCGTTCATCGCACACCCCACCCCGTAATGCGATAACCGCCCCGTCTGGTCGTCGTGCGATGGTGCCAACAGGTGGCCCCTCGGGGATGCTGTTAGCGGCAGCGAACATCTCGGACACAACGTATTCGGGATCTTCCCAGCTCATCTCCGCGCCACGACGCGCCATCACTTTCAGCTGCGCTTCGGTCGGTTCCAGCTTCACAACGCCACCACCCTGTAGCCCTCTTCTGACAACACCTCACCGATACGGGCCATCACAGTCCCCGCATCACCACCCAACGAAAGCTCTTCCTCGATAGCGTCTTTAAGAACATCCTTGATGTAGTCGCTCATGACGCCTTCCTCACCGCAGACGCGATCCGTTCAGTAGCCGCACCAGCGAGGCGTTCCCAATCCTTCTCGCCGTACCCGAAATAGATCTCTTCCAAGCAACTCTTGAGCGCCCCGCGCTGCACATCACTCAACCCACTCATTTGCATGTCCCCTGCCCATTGGGCTCAATACCTCTGGAACGCAACACTTCATCGCGCCTGGCCATAACCTCGGCAATAGATGCGGACACATCAACACCGCCACGGCCGGCTAGGTCTAGGTGCTTGAGCATTTCCGCGCACATCAACAACACCCGCGCGTCAGCCTCGTCATGATTGATCGTGTACCTAGCCATCGGAGTCCACCCGCTTCCAATCAGAGACGAGCCGATCTACGAGGTGGTGCGACTGACTAACTCGCCGTTCAGCGGCATGCCTCGTGACGTATTGCACATGCTCTTCATCTGGCGTAACGCCCCACTCCTGACGTAGCTTCAATTCTCGAATCAGGTTCTCCGTCACTACATCCCAGTAGTCAACCACGGATGCGTTATCGGCGGCTCGAATGGCTTCAAAGAGCGCCCACCGAACCGTCAGATGCGGTTCCTGGTTCCATTCAGTCTTCATCGTCTGCACGCCTCCGCGCGTAAGGAGGTGGCTCTACCTCGATACCAACTAGGGATCCAATGGACTCCAGTGTCTGGTCTAACGCCTTCTGGATCAGAAGGTTGACGCCCGTGGGATGCTTGCTGAGGATCGCGACATTCCTGCGCAGCTCCTTGTTTTCCGACCGCAGCTCACGGTTATCGGACCACAGGGCGTGAATCACCATCCCCAGCACTACGACGACGAGAGCTGCTGTAAGCGATACAACTTCAACGCTCATGACTGCCTCGCAAGCCTAACAAGAGCGGCAGCGCAAGCACCCGACACCGCGTCTAAGCCGAATGTGCCATCGTTAACCCGGCTGATCATCCACTCGATAGTCCAAAGGCATGCCATCTCAGGACTCTGGATCTGGAGTTGTTCGCGCATCAACCCGACGAGATGCTCCAGTAGTTCGTTGAGCTCAGTGAACTGCCTATCTAGTTCCGCAACTTCTGCCGGTTCAAAATTGATCATGACTGCCTCGCTAACCGGATCAACGCTGTAGCGTGAATATGGACAATGGTCTTGATATCCGAATCGCCTGCTTCAATACGTTCGGTCAGCACACGGATGAATCTGTCCCACACCTCTTCTGGGCCATGTGCATCAACCATCTCCTTCACGGTGATCACCGCTTCGGAAAGGTGGTCGTTGGCTGCCGCGAACAGCTGGTCCACGGCGCCGAGTTCCCGGATGTTCATCGCCCACCTGCCGAGTACCACAGAACGACCATGAAAAACACTGAGAATGTGAGCAGCCACCCAACGGCAGTCCAGTTCTTTACCTGGTTACGGGCCTGCTCCTTCTCGCACGGCCTGCATGGGTGGAACACCTGGTGCGCGTGACAGATTGGGAACGTGAATAGCTCGCGCATCAGTCCTCCCAACCGTGCACTAGCGGGGACTGATAGCCAGGACGGTGGTCTGTTTTCCAGCACTCCCAGAACCCGTAGAACGCCAAGGCGATCCCGGGAATGGCCACGGCCGCGATCAGTGTCACAACAATGACGGCAACTGGTGAGCTCATGCCGCTTCACCTTCTTCATCTTCGGAATACTCGGGGCCATCTGAGTCCCAGGCGAATTCGCATCCACGCTTGATTTCGGCATTCAATGCCCGTGGGTTGACCTTGAGTTCAGCGCTAAGCGCCGTGTAGGTCTCCAGTTCACACTTGTCGTACCGCCACAACACCGACTCTGGGTTGGGTAGTTGGCTGCGGACAGGGGCCAACATCTCCTCGATGTCCTCCAAATCCATCTCTGCGATGCAGTCAAGAACGTTGCGAGTTCCAGCAGCTCTAGGCCCGTAAATCTTCAACGGCGGCAACGGATATGCACCATCACAATGAAGATGGAAACCCCTGGGGTTCATGCTTCTCGCCCTCCCTTGTAGTAGTCGGCGAACCGCTTCAAGAGAGTGATGTGAGTGGGACAAAACCAGATTGCGCTGTACGCCAACACTTGTCCCGCTACATACGGGTCGATGTTCGCTTTCTTGGTGAGCGATACCCCGGTGTTGAGTATCCCATCGATCGTGGGATCAGCATCCAGACTGCGGCACACCGAGATGCCGTACTTTTCGGACAGGTCTTGAGCCGAGTCCGCGTGAGCTGGTGGAGCACATGAAACCGCTAGGACTGTTACGGCTACCGCCGCGATGGATCTATGCTTGAACACGCCACACCTCCAAGGTGTTGGTTGCAGTGGCGCTGGGGCGGTCTTCCGCCAAGATGTCCCGCCCCAGCGTTCGGGGGTTATTCAGTTGTTGAAAGCTCTACGCCGACTTAGGTTCAGACGGCAAGGATGCGAAGAATGCATCGAGTTCTTCCTTGGGGTACAAGGGAACCGAGCCGTCGTACCGCGGGCAGATATGCCCCAAGCGCTTGTGTTCATCCAGCTTGTAGAGGCTGATGCCAAGGTATTCGGCGGCTTCCTTGCGGTTGTAGGAGAGCTTGGTCATGCCGTCACCTCCATCAGTTCCGATGTCTGCGCCAGCTTCTTGCGGATGAACTCGATTCCGCTGGGCCACACCGATGTAGTCGCGGTGGGCACGGTCTCGCCCGTCTTGCGGTTGATGAACGTCTGCGGTGTGACCTTGAAGTGGTGCTCGTACCGCTGGTACGGGAGATTGTTCTTCTGGAGAACACCAGACTTGCGGAGCTCGGCCATCATGATGTTGCGGCCCCAGCCGATCATCTTGGACACGGCCAGGAATGAGTAGGTGCCGTCAGCGTCCATGAGCTCGTCGTAGAACTCGGCCTTGGGTTCCAGTTCGGCAACCTTAGCCTCGGCGAGTTCTGCGCGTTCTGCTTGATCGGCCGCGAGGCGCAGAGCCTCTGGGAGTGTCTTCGGGATGACGAATTGCTCGGCAAGCTCAGCCTGTCGCGTCTTCACTGCGAAGTAGACCTGCGCGGCGGCAACCCCCCGCTTTCCTGGGTGACCGTTCATGGCGATCAGATAGGCGGCAAACCGGGTGGCGTGAAAGTCAATTTGTGGCCTCCCACCAGTCTTTTTCGTGACCGCACGAAAAAGAATCTGGGCGTTGAAGCCCTCGTTATGAGCGGCCGTCTTGGCGCGTTCAATGACGGCCGCGAAGTTCTCCCACGTGTCATAACCCATCTGCTCCATGAGCCAGCGCGCTGACCACCGGTCCTCGCCACCCTGCGGGCAGGTGATGCGCCCCTCTTCAAACGGTGACTGTTCACCGATATGCTGGATGTCTGACATTCCGATCCTCTTTCGGTTGTCGGCGCCCTCACCCCTGGACCGGGTGGGGGCCTTTTCGTTAAGCGGCGAATCGCGCCTTGGGGCGCGGACGGTAAGTAGTTGTGATCGTTCCGGCGGGCAGTTGGAAGAACTCCTCGATGGCAGACAGGAGCTCTGCCGATGCGCCGCGCCGCCCGGACTCAATGGCGGACAGCGTTCCCCGACTTGGGGGCGTCGCCTCGCGTCCTTGCTTCACGGTCAAGATCTCGGCGATCCCCACCGCGAGCTCATCAAGGGTGATATCCGCGACCAGACGCAGGGCGCCGATGGGCACGTGGGGCGGGGTCCGCAGTGGGCGGTCATCACCCCTGGCTTGTGAGAGTTTGGCACCCGTTGGCATGTATCCCAACATACGGCAAACATACGGTGATTACAAGACTCTATTCGGAAAATGTTTTCTACCAGCTTGAATAGGTAGGTTCTAGCAGGTGGGGCCTTGAATTACATGCCAGTCGTTAGCCCAACACGGGTTGTGTTTGCCGAATATTTTCCGGATGATTAGGGCCATGACGGAGGCAACGAAGGCCACGGGCGAGCAGTGGGGGAGGCTCGGGCGAATGGTTCGCGCCCGGCGCGAGGAACTGAAGTTGAGCCAGGCGGAGGTGCAGGAGGCGGGCGGCCCGTCGGATGTGATTCAGTCCCGCATTGAAAACAACGACGGGACTAAGCCTCGCCCCCGTGGGTCCACTCTCCGCATGCTCGACGTGGCACTGCGATGGGAACCCGGTTCGGCTATTGACATCCTCACAGGCGGTTCCCCCACGCCAATCGGCACCGCCGGGTCCATTCGTGATGCAAGCGACATGGAGCTGCTGGCGGAGGTGCAGCGACGAATGAGCGGCGGCGGTTCCTTCCCTCATCGTGACTCCTACAACCCTAGGGAGTCGCCGCCGTTGTGAGCCACCGCTGCCGCTCCAGCCAGGAACGTCCAGAGATGGCGGCGAAGGCCGCGCCACATAAGCACGCAGGGGTCCAAACGATGATCGACGCCGCGAACGTGTCCTGGGCCACGGCCGGTAGGACTGCGGTCCCCATCCTTACTAGGCAAGCGCAGACGCCCGCGATCGTGGCGGCCATGAATAGGCGCGCTGTTTTGGCGCGGGCGCGGAGCATGGGAACTAAGGCCAACCCGGCATAACACAACAAGTAGGCGATCGTTCCGCACATGATGTACCAGTAGGCCATCAGCCAGATATCACAAGGAACTCGGAAGAAGTCCCGGCGATATATGTCGGTACCAGTGCCTGCAGTGAAGGTCGCGAACATTAGTGGCAGGCAGATGGTGGCAGGTAGTTCGACGTGAGTCTTGAAGCGTTCCACCAACTTCTGCTTATCAAGCCTAAGTATTAGGTGGTATACGACAGAGCTGGCCGCCACGACATACATATCGTGGCCGAGCAAGTCCTCCAAATTGTGCTGTCCGGTCAGTCGGTGTAGCGGCCCGCCGATTGCCTCTGATGCCCAGGGGCTCATGAGGGTTACCGCGCCGCCCTGCAACGCGATGTTGAGTGTTGCAGCAACTTCCATTCTGCATTGCCATGTGAGCCTTCTGACCCATAGCGACCATGTGATGGTGAGGAGAGTGAATATGATGAGGGCAGCGTGCATCGGCCTGAATGCCTTTATGGGAGTTGGTGATTGGGCTGGTCCCCGATGTACTGACGGTACGCCCCAGGGCATGTTTACGGAAGGTTAACGGCTGACAAAATCTTGATCTAGGGCGTTAGCCCGTGTATAGGTGACCAAAGTCCTTACTACGGATGTAGTGCAGGTGAGAACCCTGGAATCGCCTGTGAGTGATCTTGGTGCGGCGTACAGTCTGTTCACCACGGATCGGAGGGGCAGTGCTGGGACGGGTGTTCGATCCACGCAACAACGCGCTCAACGCGTGGCGTCTAATCCTGGCCACGTCGGTAATCCTTTGGCACACCTGGCCATTAACCGGCCATGAGATTCCCGCTAGGCCGATCACTCAACTGCTTTCCCAAGTGGGGGTGGATGGGTTCTTCGCGGTCTCGGGGTTTCTGATCACTTCCAGTTGGATGCGGCACCCCAATCCGAAGACGTACTTCACCGCCCGCTGTCTACGGATCTTTCCCGGGCTGTGGGTGTGCCTGCTGATCACCGCGTTTGTGATCGCACCGGCAAGTGTGTGGATCAAACACGGGACGATGCCCAGCCCCATTTCGGCAGTCGCCTACATCATCAACGGCGGCCTACTGAACCCCTTCTACCCCGGTATTGGTGGGACACCTCAGGACGTGCCGTGGCCGGGGGTGTGGAATGGGTCTTTGTGGACCCTCACCTTTGAGATGGGCTGCTACATCTTCGTCGCCATCCTCGGCGTCACAGGACTGCTGAAATACCGCTCGACCATCCCTGTAGCTTTCGTCCTCGCACTGTGCGGGACGGCAGCGTTCGGGTATCCGGCGTTCGCAATGCAGACGATCCCCCAGATGGTTACCCGGTTCGCGGTGATGTTCGCGGCTGGGGCGTTGATCTACCAGTACCAAGACAAGATCCCCGCCCGATGGTCGCTCATCGCCTTGGCCGCAGGAGTAGTGCTTATCTCCGGGCTGCTACCGAATTATCGGGTGTTGGCAGCAATCCCCTTGGCGTACCTCGTTATAGCGTCCGGCGCTATGCTCAAACGCCCGAACCTACGCAACGACCTCTCCTACGGGGTGTACATCTACGCCTTCCCCATCCAACAGCTGCTCGTCATCCTCGGACTCGGAACCCTCGGTGTGTTTCCGTTCTTTGTCCTGGCGACACTCGTGACACTCCCCCTGGCCGCGATGAGCTGGTTTGTCGTGGAGAAACGCGCACTCGCACTCAAGAAGCGGCAACACGTCAAGGAGGCTGCGTGAGCCTGTTCCTAGCCCTCTGGATCACCCTCGGAGTAATCACCATCCTCGCCGCACAAGAAGACCGTGAACACATCCCGCTACATGACACATGGTGGTGACAGCTAGACCCCGCTGATCCGGCCGAAACGCCGGATAATTGAGGGATGGATATCATTGAAAGAGCGGAACATCTACTAGATGGAATCACCGCTGGCGAGTGGGTCTGGGATGAGTGGCCCGATAAGTCGGTCATCAGTGCCATGGACACGTTGGTCGCTGTAGCGCCATCTGTGATCCTGCGGGAACAATCGTCATTGGATGCGCGATTCATTGCTGCCGCACCAGAGTTGGTGCGTGACCTTATCGCCGAGGTCCAACAACTACGGGGCGTGGCACCGTGAGCGACGGCCGGGGTATGTACATCAAGTACCGGGTAGAGCGCACGGACGGCAAGGACCTTGGTCCGTGGTTCATCCTTGAATACATGAAGGATCGCCACGCGCGCGCCGCCCTGGCCGCTTATGCGGACTCCTGTGCGGAGGATAATCCAGGGCTGGCCGCAGACCTTCGGAAGACGCTGGAGAGTCTGCGATGAGCGCCCGTATCGTGGGAGATATGAAAGTCGGCGACCGTGTAGAAGTTGGGTCCCTCTGGGCGGTGCGGCCAGCACGCAACCGAGTGGGTCGCCGCGCCGAAGGCACTATTGAGCGGTTCAGCGACCTGGGTGTCGTTATCCGGTTCAGTGCACCAATCAACGGTACCGATTGGTGCACGGCTTCGGCGTCGGAGCTGAGTCCGAAAGGACTGGATTTGTGACGGTACAACACAGAGTTTGGGTAGTGGCCAAGCATCAGGGTTGGGGGAACAGCATCACCCTTGGCAGGGTCAAGCCAGGGGCTGAGCACCTCCGGTGGACGGGATGGACATCGCCACTCGTTCGCACGGGAGACGTGTTTGAGGCAGAGCTGATGTCAGGGGAAATGGGTCGGTTTCTGGTCACTAACCTAGAGCGTCAATACGGCGTTAGCGATATGTGGATCGCGACCACCCCTCGTGAGCCGTTTGAGATTGAAATCCCTGACTAACGACGAGCTGTCGTCGTAAAATGTGCAGGTCAAGGGAGGGCTCATGGAAGAGCAAGAGCCGACATTGGTGTCGCCTGCCGCTCTGGCCGAAACCGGCGTTGTGGAGATTGAACCCACAGCCTGGTCTGAGACAGAAGAGCTTGGGGAACCTGAGCCGTACGACGATCCCCGCCGACGCAACTGGTTGATCAGCGGAGTCATCTTCGCCGCTACAGCAGCGGTCGCGGGATTGGTTGCCGGTGGCGCGTACGTCTTCTTCGGCCAAAGCCCAAAACCTACTACCCCGCCGCCGACCACGGTCGTCGCTGAGCCGCCGAAGGTTGTTGCGGCAGATCCGAAATCACCCGTCGATGACGCATACCTAGCGGATGTCTTCAGCCAAGGAATCCCAGTCTCGGATGTAAACCGCGGATCACTCATTCAGATGGGCCAAGCCACCTGCGTCACCCACCGCGACAACCCGTCCATGCAGATAGTCGACCTGGCTATGACTATCGCAGAAAAGCGGACCGCCTACCCGTACGACAAAGCCCGGATCATCGTGACCGCGGCACTCGAGCACTACTGCCCAAAACCCGCCGCGGTGCAGCCCGCCGTCTACGACCAGAAGTTTTTGAGCAAGATGCGGGCACTGGGCTGGACTATCACTGATGCGGACGGGATGACCCATAACGCACGGCAATCATGCTCACTACTCACTCAGGGGAACACCGTGCAGTTCGTACAGCAGTCCCTCAGCGCAGAGACGAATACTCCACTGGATCAGGCCGTGGAGTTCGTACGCACCGCGATGTCCATCTACCCGAACTGCCCTTAG